AAAGATGCACTTGCCATTAGAATCACAGCTGTATCGGTCGGAGACGGGAGGTGGCGTACACTCGCTGTCACAATTACTGGTTGTGTATTTGCCATTGGGGTCCTTGATGCATGTGTAATCGGAATTACAGGTGTACCGGTCGGGGGCCAACGGCGACGATTTTGACGACGATCTTTTCGTTACTAACCAATAAATTAGCCATATAATTATCGCAATGATGGCCACTGCTGACACGGTCAAAGTAGTGATTAGAATATTTTTTTTTGATGTTTTTTTCATGTTTTTTTTTTACAATGAAAAAAAAAAATTGTAAAATCTTGAAAGGGTGTTTCCAATTTTCATTTTATACGGTTGTTCTTATTTCATACATTTTCATTCAAAACCTCCCAAAAAGTACTCTAGACTTTTTTATGATAAAGGTCAAATTCCCATGTTCTTTCTTTCTTATAAGAACCGCAACAAATTTTTTATTATCTTTATCGGACCGAAAATAAACCATACAAAAATTTTGCTTCTACAAACGACTAAAGGCTACTGTGGGATACATGGGGTGTAACCATGTTTTCATCCTCACCCCACACCTGCGTTTCCTCGCTACTACTACGACTGTCGCTACGACTGTCGCTACTCCCCGTGCCCGACGACCGTTCACGCTCCCTTCGGGTGTACCGGATGGTTTGTGATTCGCCTCTCCTCACCCTTCCCACGGCATTGCCAAGCGAATCCATCGCGTCCAGGAGATTCTCGTCGCGGTAGTTCAACGAAGCCTCGGCTGCAGCGCCCAGACCGCGTCCGTTGAGAATGGCGTCCTGGTTGCTTCCCATGTACGTGATTTCCCCTCGAAAATCGGCGAGCCTTGTCTGGAGATGGGAAGAGCTGACGGTGATGCTGGCGTTCTCCTCCCCGTCGGTCATGACGATGAGAAGCACGGTGCTCGTATCCTCCCTCTCCTGCTCGATGCGTTCGAGGACGTGGCCCATCGCGTCACGAAGCGCCGTCATGCAGTCAGGCTGGTAATCGTCGACGGTCAGTTCAGGGACCTGGTCCAAGGGACGCCTAAAATACACCTCGTGAACCTCCTCGTTGAAGGTAAAGAGGCTCACACGGCATCCGTCGGGATTCAGTCGGCGCTGTTTCTGGACAAACTCGTTGAATCCACCGACGACGCTGTTCCTCCTTGGTTGCATGCTCCCGCTCTTGTCCAAAAGCACATAAAGGTCAACGTGGTTCGCGTGTGGTGTCGGTGAAGGAAGAGGCGTCAAGGGAGGCGTTGCAGTGGATGCCTCCTCGGGATTGGTCGGGATGGCAATGGAAAGAGACATTGGATTTTGATTCTGTTGCGAAAGTGGGGAAAATTTATCATTTGTGGTGAGATGGTAAATGGTAATTCCTTGTTATACTTTACCCTTTCCAAAAAAAAAGGACCCATCACTTTTTTTTAGAAATTAAGTACATGACCTCTGTATCCATAACAATAAAAAAATATGGAAAGAGCGGTCATACTACGGCTCCTTCATACGTTAAAGGCGCGTAGTGCCTCATTGCTCCACCTCTTCGAGACCACCGGTGGTACGACAGGTCCCCATACGGAGACCATAAGAAAAGAGATTTCGGTGGTCCACGACGACTGCCGTCGTCTGCTGTGGCATTTCGAGACACATGACCACCCTACCACACATTTGCCACCACAGTCGAAATCTAAAACGTAGCAAAGAAATCAAAAAATTTAGCGAGAAGTATGCTGTACATACTCGCTGTACCCACCGACCCATTTACCTCCTCTCAAGACGATGGGGAATGTGGCCGTGGGACCGTACTTCTCTTTGAGCTCGTGATACGTCTTGGAATCCCGACGGACCCATTTCTTCTGGTCAGCCTCCAACAATTTGGCCATCTTGTGGCTGTAGGGGCATGTTTGCAACAAATACGCAAATACCTTGGGCGCCTTTGGAGTCATTCTTTTTTTATTCTTTAAAGAATATTTAAGAAAATATTTCGAAACTACCAAATGAAATTCGTGCAAACATTCCAGGCATTGGTGGACCAAGTGTCGGAGCGTAGGGCCAAGGCGTTACCCATCACGGAGATTCTCAAGGTTTCGTTCGGAGGGGTGGGTTCACTCTTTGGTGGGGCCTACGGTATTTCACAATCCATGCGGGAGAGCGACGGGGTAGTGTGGAGGCCAACGGTAGGCGCGGTGTGCGGGGGAGCATTGGGATACACCGTCGGACTGTTTCCCTACCAGGCGTTTGGACTCCTTCTTGCGGTGGATGCAGCGTATACGGTTTTACCGACGCTAAAAATGCAGTCCCACTCTTAAAACGGTGCCCCGTCATCATCATAAGCTTTACCGAGACGGTTTCCATCCATGGTTCACGGCGTTCAAAAGGCGTACCATAGCTTCGGCCTTTTTCTTGGTGGTGGCATTGGCCTTGATCTCTCCCGTTTCGGTATTGCGGACGCGGTAGAGGTTTCGGCCCGGTAGCTTTCGTATCGAGTAGGGCATCGTTTTGTTTTTTAGCACAAAAAAAGAATTTTTGTAGACGACAAGGAATACAAAACACTTTATGTGACAACCTAAAGTCCAATAATTTTTTCATGGTTTAAAGAAAAGAAATTCCTCATAAAAAAGATTTGCTCTCGTGGCTCAGTAGGTAGAGCTCGTGGCTGTTATGAAACGCAGAGTACCACGCGGTCGTTGGTTCGATCCCAACCGAGAGCGACAAAAAGTTTTAAAATTTCAACATTTCCAAACTTTTTGACACGGACATGAAAGAATTATTTCTTGGAAGATTCCAAACACTTTGCGAATTCTACAATGAAATGCTGGCAATCCGAGGAGGTGGTCGTACACGCATTGAGGTTTTGCAACGCCATCGCACAGGGTTCTACATCTTTGGGCGCGTTAGTCGTAGCGTTAGTCGTAGCGTTAGTCGTAGCGTTAGTCGTATCAGAAGAAGACGGAGTGCGAAAGACACTCTCCACGGCCTGACGCGCAACGGAACTCCCCATGCCAAAACCAAAGCCTTGAACGATGGTAGAGGCGAAAGATGGTACGGAAGGTGCAGGAGGTACAGGAGGTACAGGGGTATTCCCGGAGAAAGGAGTGGTGGGTTGGTTCTTGGAACGTTGTTTCTGTCTCATTTTTATAAATACAATAAATAATAAACATTTTTCCTAGTACGTGGGTACGTAATTGATAATATTTTGTTGCAGAAACGGGGATGCCGTGGAACCACTTACCAGATAAGACACGTCGATGTTGAGTCCTTGGGAAGACTGTTTCTGGTCCGGGTTCGGCAAGTAGGCCCACCCTTGAACCACGACGGAACCGTTGGAAATCGACCGCTCCAAAATGAGTATTGTAGATACGGGGAAGACAGCGGGACCCATCATATGGCTTACCAAGGAAATATCCAATGCACTCAATAGAGCGGAGAGGGTGGTGTCGTGGGCGGTATAGAATCCGTTACCCCCTCCCGCATAGGTACCCGTTTGATTGTACCAGTCAAGTACATTGTTGTACATGTTATTGGGGTTGGGAGAAGAGGTGTTGTTCCCCGTAATAATAGAATTCCATAATTTGGTCCCCGCGGTCAGGCAAGTCGAATAATACACGTTCAGAAGGACAATATGCTCTTCCGGAGAAAGATAGTTGGGAGAGGTGGGGTCGCTCGAGACCCATTGCCCCCCGTCAATGTACTGTTGAATGATCCAGTCGACCATGGTGAAAAAATTTCCGACCACGTCAAATACAAGTTGATTGGTGCTGTTTACCGATTGATAATTAAACCAGCGCTGAATGATGTCTGTCGCACAATTAAGCTGGTTTGTCTTTTTTGTCGGTGTTTGCAACGCCCATCCATTGTTGTAGCTGGCAGTAGTTGTCTTGGAGACCGTCGCACCATCAAGACCGTTCGGGCTCGTCGCCGCAGTATTTGTTTTTCCTTTGGTTCCGTAATTGGTATCGGTCGTACCAGCAGTCCCTTGGGTTCCATTACTGCCCATGTAGATGTAGTCGTTGGTTTGGTCCACGCTGGTGGTAAGAATCGCACCAACATTATAATTGGTTGTCGTGAAATTGGTAGACAATCCGAGAGTCGTAAAGGCGGTGGACGCGGTTTGAACCGTTCTTTTTGTCGCATTGGCTCTTTGAAACGTATACGTCGAGGGTAAATAATCTTTGAGGGTTACATAAAAGGCTTGAAGACCTAAAAACCCTCCCGCGGTTAACGGAAGAGTATCGCCTCCACCTGGCGCATTAAACGGGGCGTATATATTCGTGTTCAAGGTTCCGTTCGGTTCGGTGAATACACCAGGAACACTACTTTGAGAATTCGTTATCGGTACGGTGGGATAACCGGGAACGTCGTCGGTGGGGAGCCACTCGTTATCCAGCGTCAACCCATCTAGTAAAGAGGTACGGACCCCATTAAATTCGGGGGTGGTGACGGTGCTCGACTTTCTTCCGCCGTGGCGCTGAATGACAAAGTAGGTATTCGATGCAGTTAGAGGCAGCAGGGGTAAGTTTTGTAAATTGTAACCGGCTCCGCAAATCTGTTTGGAAAGAGTGTTAATGTCCAACGTATTCTGTTTACAGCACTTGGAAAGGCGAGAAAAGCAGTTCTGGGTCGGCATCATCTTCTATCTATCTATATATATCTATAATTTTTTTTTACGGAAAACAAAAAAAATTTCATAATGATAGAATAGGGAAGAGCAATGCAGGAACAACAGTTAAAAGACATCGTCGAAGGTCTCGACCTGTACATTGTTTCTCACGGGGGTGTCGCCTCCAATTCATTGAATTCTTTGTTGAGGTCGAAAGGTATCCGTTGCGGGTACACGGACCAGGACCGGTACGAGTATTTCTGTCATTACCCAAAACCTCTTACCGACAAGACGCCATGTATATACCTGTACGGTGACTATGGAAGGGCCATCCTGTCCATGTACAGGAGGAATCTATTACTAATAAACGCCAAAAAGATGCTAGGGATTGATTTAAAGAAGAAAATAACACTCGAGGAACTTATCCGTAACAACCCCTTGGACCCTCTGGGTATATTGAGACAAAAGAAACGCTTTGAACAGGGACCCAATGTTTGGTGCCTCGAGTATCCTTTTACCACAGAGAAACTTGACGGTATTTTTAAACAGATTGGTCTCCACGTTGATGTTTCCACGTTCCAGACACGCTCAAGGAATGTCATGGACATGTCCACCGTTCCCGAAAAAGACCTAACTTTTCTTCAATACATCCTGTCGGTGTACTCTGTCGATTTCTTGTAAAAAAAATATATTTTATTATCTTATAAATAGAGAGGAGAATTAACGTTAGAATGAATGGTTCAATCGATGACCTGGCCCATTTAATGAATCGAAACAAAGTCCATGCATTTAATCCGGCAGCCATTCGTTTATCACAGGATACCTATCTAGTGGCTTTCCGTGAAATGAAATTTCAAAACCGTATTTTTCATCCCTGGAAAATATGGAGAATGTCACCGTGTCCAAGAACAAACTTTCCACAACAAGAGTGTTCCAGCGGGTGTGCCGACCCACAGTGTTCCAGCGGGTGTGCCGACCCACAGTGTTCCAGCGGGTATGCCGACCCACAGTGTTCCAGCGGGTGTGCCGACCCACAGTGCTCCAGCGGGTGTGCCGACCGACAATGTTCCAGCGGGTGTGCCGACCGACAGTGCTCGAGCGGGTGTGCCGACCCACAGTGCTCGAGCGGGTGTGCAGACCATGACATTCCCCAACATTTTTCCTTCGGGCCCGAAACTATTCCTTGGACCGATAGTGTGGACGAAAATGAAACACGACTGGATGGGACTCGTTTTGTGCTGGTGAAAAAGACAGGAAGCGAATGGGAGGTGTTGCGATGGAGCAAAAATATTTGCAAGATGGTGGATACCCGTGTATACCCATGGAATCCTCTTACCAAAGAGTGCTGGGTTACCTACTCGTCCAACTTTTATAATGGAAAAAAAGAATGGAAACAAATTATGATAAAGGCAAAACTGACCGTTACAAAAGACTCGATTTCTATCACGGACAAACAAGAGTTGCTACCGCGTCATTTTAATAAAAAGGTGGAAAAAAATTGTTTGCTCGAGTCACCCCACACCTCGGATACTATTTTATACCATGTCGAACAAGGTATCGAGGTGATTTCGGACCATGCCTCAACGACCCGAGTCCCCAGTGTCGTGTTTCAAAAACTCAAGGATTTGTACGGAAAAGAAACTATTTTGGCGTCTCTTGGTACTCCCCCGGTTCTTTACACGACCAAAACCAAGATTATGGTCGCTCACTTGAAAATGAAAATTCTGGACAGCTACCCCGCCGGGTCGCCCATGGAAACATTCCGACAACAATATTTTCCTTCCATCTCCTCGGAAACCAAGATAACGTTACACAATCGGTTTATTTATTTCATGGTCATTGTCGAATACGATTTTAGCACTCTAGACATTGTTCGGCATTCCATGGCATTTATTCCTTCCTTCCAGGATAATCACATACCTTATCTCCTGGTGTTTCCAATGTCGATTGTACCCCTTGTCGAACGCGATGAATTCCAGATTTGGTACGGAGAGGGGGATACGCGCTGCAAGGTACTTACGCTTCACAGGAGTACGATAGAAAGTATGTTGTATTCTTGCTACATGGACAAGGACTTTGATTTCAACATACTACATACGTCCGAGGGGACACAGAATATACCGGTGTTCCAGACGTTTTCCAAAGAAACGAATGTCGTGGACTACCATCGACAACAATATCCGAGCCTTGATTTTCGTTTTCTTGACGATGCAAGTGCCCTCTCTTTCCTCGAACACCATTTCGATGAGTTTATCGTCAATGCTTTTAAAAAAATTAACCCCATGTTCGGCGCTTCCCGTGCCGACTTTTTTAGGTACTGTGTCCTCTATGTTTACGGTGGTGTCTACATGGACATCAAAGCAGGGATACAAAAGGACTTTACTCCTCTCTTAAAATCGGACGAGAACGTGCTGATAGTAGGCCACTGGAAGGTACCCTGTCACACGGATCTTTTGAAAGAACCCAAAGGAGAGTTTATGAACTGGGTCCTTCTTGCTAACAAGCCTGAAAATCCGCTCCTGGCGGAAATTATTGTGGAAATGGTACGACGGATTCACAATTTCAAACCTAAAAACACCCTGCTTCCGGCTACCATGAATAATCCTTGTTCTTTGAGTAAATACAGGGTACTCGTCACCACGGGACCCCTCATGATGAGCGAGGTCCTCCTTAAACATAAAGACTCGCCTCATTTAAGAATCCTTCCCGAGATGGAAAGCACCTTTGCCTATGTTTCATCCCAGTGTACCAAGATGAGGCACGGTGAGTACGCCAAGGTGGAACGTTCGGTACCGTACATCCTCGAATAGAAGGGTACCTGTATTTTTTTTTCCTAAAAAAAAATAATTTTCATACCCCAAGAAGATTCAAGATTATTACGTCTCAAAGTTCGAACGGATACAGTGACCCGTCCACACCTGGTTCACGCCCACGGGGTCACCCCATTTCTTCCCAAAGTATTCCTTGATGTCGGGCTTGGACGGTACCGAGCTATTGGGAAAACTCTCACGGAACCAGTCCTTGAACGCGGAATAAAGCTCGAGAAGGTTGACCCTCTTCTCCGGAAGGTCCTCGACAAATTCTTCCGCAAAGAGCCGGTACACATCGTTCTTCTTCCGGTAGTGTTCCGTGGCCAACGTCACCTTCTTTGGCTCAATGGTCTGCTTTGGTTTGGTCTTGAGCCTCTCCAACAGGTACCAGGCCAGCGCCTCGGTCATCCCAGGAATCTTGTCCTTGAACTGCGGGTCTTTGGGAAACACCTTGTCACGGAGCTGTTCCTCGAACGTCGCCGGGGCGTCGTCGGTAAACCGCGCCTCAAACGGGATGACACGGATACGGTTCCACGTCGCCCGGTCGCTATTGTGGAGGTTCGGTAGCTCGTTACAAATCAGCACCAGCTTGAACAGCGGTGTAATCTCGGAACCCTCCTTGAAAAGGCCACGCGCAAAAAACGTGTCGTTCCCCGACAGCTCCTTCAGGATACCGATATTAATCACATCCTTCTGGTCGGGTTCCTGCAGCACCGCCATACGACAGCCGTTGCCGGCCCTTACCAATTCGGGACACGCCGCGCTCGACTGCGTCCTTTTCCCGATGATGAGCGCCGTGGGAAGCTTGATGGCATAAGGCCCCAGCATCTGCTCAAAGATGGACTGGGTAATGGACTTGCCGTTGTCTCCTTCACCGGTCCACACCTGCACAATCTTGTTGAAATTACCCCCGATAAACACATCGCTCGAAATGTCCAGAAAGTACTGGCGGACCTCGTGGTCCGGAAAAATCTTTTCAAAATACTCCTCGACCTGCTTCACCTCGGGCGACGACATGGTGAAATCCGAGCGGTACGATATGGTCATTTTGAGGCTGACATAGTCGGTGGGACAACCGTCACGGAATTCGTGCGTCTTTAAATCATAGATACCGTTGTGGAAGCCGATGAGATACGGGTTGGCGTCGAGCTTTTTCAAAAAATATTCGTCGTAAAACACCTCGGTCGCTTCTTTCATCACATTGGTCTTATAGGGATTTTCCTTTAGCTTCTTCACCATCTTGAATGCCTTATCCGCCTTTTTTTTGTACGACTTGCGCTCGTCCTCGTCTTCGGCATTCAATCGTTTTTGACAATACTTCATCGCGATGCCCTCGTACTCGTCGACAATCTCGGACGAAATCTTTTTGCGAAGGGATATCCCTTCCTCGGTCTTGCACCATATATGGTCACGGAACTGATACCACGACTTGTAAGTGATCGACCCGCACTTGAACTCGGAATCGTACCTCTGGTACAGAATCATGGCTAAATCATTGTGTGCACCGTCCAGTTTCAGGCACTGGTCAATCAGTGGCTGTACGTACGACGACATGACCTCCTCGTATCCCTTGGGGTTGTCCTGCTTGGCCATGTATTTCAGGGACGGCAGACCCAAATCTTTCTTCTCCATACGCGACCATTCGTACCGGCACACACCCTCGTCGAATTTATCGGCACACTGCTTGGAAAACTCGACCCAGTGACTAAACCCTTCGTCGGACCCATCAAACGTATTAAAGAGTATCCAGCCCACACGGATCCATTCGTTGCGGTCCCGGCTACGTTCCATGGACAAGAGACCCAGGAGCTCTTCCACAATCTTGACATTGGCTTCCGCCGACGTGTCGTTCATCTGATGAGGAAGCTTCTTGGGCTTGGGGACGCCAACGGGTGGTTTGTCCCAGTTAATGGGGTGGACATCGGTCTTCAGTTCGAGAATAAACGACTTGAACGACTTACGGTTCTCCACATGGATGCTAAAAATCTGGGGAAGGTGGTCTTCGATATCCTGCCTCGATTCCAGGACCATATCTTCATACTCGAACCCGCGCAACAGCTCCCACCACTCGTCGGTCATGACCCCATGCTCGTTGTAGCCTTTGGAGATGAGGTACGGCTCCATGGTGGCGTCCTTGCGCGAGCCGTACAACAGCCACGGCCCCCCCTTCCCCGTGCAGTACGCCTTGTCGACGAGTGTATTCGGTGTGACCGTTGCGGGATACTCGGATTCCTTGAGCTTTTTGCATTCCTGGCGGATACGATGGAGGAGAATGTTCTCCTGCTGGTACCGGCTCATAAACACGTTGGGAAACTGGAGGTGAAACCCGTTCTTGTAGTACTCCTTGCCGTTTTTCTGTATGCGATACGGCGCCTTTTCGAGTAAGAAACAATACAGGTTCTCGGGGTTCACGTTCTGCAGAATCTCCGTGAGAACCTTTTGATAAATCTTGACGAGCGTCGCCACATGGTCCAGCGTGTACAAGGACACACCGTCCAGGTCGGGGCGGTACTCGGCCTTCAAGTCCACATCGACAAGAACGGGGATATGCGAGCTGGTATGCGCTTCCGCCAATCCGAGCGCTTCTACGGTGTAGTGATAATTATATAGCTGCCAAAAGTCCGCGAGGTCGCTGTTGCATACGAGGTACTTGCCCTTCGGATGAAAGAGCGAGAGATGGGTGGCGCGTCCTTCGGTCCGACGCGATTGCAAAAATTGATTCAAATCATCCATTTTATGTTGGAAAAGAGTATGCTTTTAACAGATTTTATTGAGCGATTAGATTTTTATTTTTCCATCATTTTTTTTTTGGACAGAAATGGAAATCCACAGAAAGGTACTCTTCGACCTTCTCGGCAAGGTGCAGACGAGTGCGTTAAAGGAGGGTGCCCCCGAACATAAAATCGCCACCGGACTCAAAAAGATTCTGACCAAGCACATCAAGGTAGTGCCCGGCGACAGCAAGCTCATGGAAATCTTCCTCGAAAAGGGTACCGTGCCGTTCTGTCACCATGTCCTTTCCGTCCTAAAGAATAATATTTCGGCGTCCTTTTCTTCTGCTTCGACTGTCTGCGTCACCGTTGTTCCCGGTGCGAACACCGATGGGAGCAACAAGGGCAACAAGGGCAACAGGGGCAACAGGGGCAGTGGTGCAAAAAGCGAGTGGCGCAAGCTCGCCATCACGATAACCAAACGGGTAGAGGTAGACGCAGAACCCGAACCGTTGCCTTCCCCCGAAGAATTACGCCGACACTACCACACCGTCCTGTCTTCCGTTCTCCAACGCTATCCCGACCTGCAGGCTCCGCCCGAGGGGATTGCCCTATACCGCAAGGGACTGGTCGGGGGTCCCTATGAATACCTCACCGTACCTCCTCCTCTTGTCCATTTTCTTTCTCTGGTTCAGAAGGAAGAGGTGGACGCCCCCGTGTTTTCGCTACTCGACCGTCTCGAGAGATTCTTGTTGCCTTCTCTCCTGGCGTTCCTCCCGATCTCCGAGACCGTGGAATTCCTTCATCAGCAATGGGACGGTAGCGACGAGGCGCTCTTGGTATGGGAACGGGATCATTACCATACACCACTTCTTTGCATTGTACAAGAAGAATCGTGGCCGGAAAACGAAAAGCAAACAAGACTCCAGCCTCTTCTTCACCACTGGGCACGCGTGGAGAGGTGTGGCATGCTGGCCTCTCTCCGCCTCTGCCAAGTGGAGGAGTTTCTTCGTCTCGTGTCGAATCCCGTGCACGGTCGTCGGAAAATGAATGCCCCACAAGTGCTGGACGGGATGGGGAATAACTCGGAACGACGTCTGGTACGCCTGGATTCTTCCTTGAAGGAGGTTCAACACATGGTCCCCTATTTTGCGTTTTGGGACCTCTCCTGGATGCCGTGGGCCACGTCATTCACACTCGTTCCCATGGACCCTGCGACGTTGCCACTCTCGGAAAAACAATTCGCGTCGCAGTATTTCGACCCCAGCACCACGTTTTCCGAAAATGTTCTCTTGTGGTGTGGCAAGGTTCCTTTCCGCGTCGAATACGAGAGGAAGGATGGTACCCGTGTCGTCCAAACGGAAACACACTACGAACAGCACAAGCGGTACCGCGAGGAAAAGGGGTGGGAGGTCCGGATGAGACGCCTTCCCTTGCATGAACGCGAGGTATGGAACGACATGATTCTGTCATGGGTGTCTTCTTCCCTCACCAGCTTCCTCGACCCCTTGACGTACGACGTGGGAATGATGAGCCGGCTTATCGTCAAACCGCTCTTGTCCAAGCCCACCCTCGACGAGAGGGTTCGTCTCGCGTACGAGGTGGTGGGTCGCCTCCACCCCCACTTTCCTCTTTCGAGACATCACCATGTCCTACGGCAACGCATCCAGCACCTCTATTTCTCGTTGGACAAGCTTGTGGAAGTGCCCATCGACCTCTTGTTCCCCGAGTACTTTCTCGCCAAGGAAACGCAACAAAAGGTCATGGACGAGCTATGGGTGGCGCACCTGGAAGAATTCAAGACTCGCCTCGTGGTCCAGTGCGCCCGCGAATCCTTCGACGTTGCAGGAGGTTGCACGCACCCGACAAGAGATAATCTGTCGGTACGAAAGTCTCTCGACCGAAATATTTATGTACGAGAAAACCGTAGCCTTTCGTCGTTAACCGAAGAATGGCGAAACGAGTGGGACCACTATTTTTGGGACGAGGACCTGATACCCCAGGGTCTAGACGCCCTTCGTTTATTTGTGGAAGCCCCAGGGTATTTTCGTCATCCGATACCGGTGCATCGTGTGACAGAGACCGACCTGCTTCGCTTTCTTGATGAATGGAGGACCATGCCGTCGTATAGCCCGTACCCCGTGTACGACAGTGACAAGGACAGCAATGAGAGCAGTGATAGTGACAGTGAGACCGAGGAAGAGAATACGGTTTCCGAGGAAGAAGACGAGACCGAGAGTTGAAAAAAAAATTTATTTCCTTATGATAGAGAGAGATGGACCGCATCGTCATCATTTTAACATGCACAGTGCATACGAACCCTTGTATTAATATGTTGTTCCAGAAAGACGCGAAATTAAGAAAAAAAGCGTACGTCGAAAGCATACACCAGTGGGTCCATTTTTCCAATTTTAAAATCATTGTCGTCGAAAATTCGGGATATTCCTTTCCCGAATTTCAGCCTGTTCCCGGTCGTTTAGAAATTTTGTCGTTTCAACATCGTCTGACGGATTCTCGTTCGAAAGGAACGCATGAGCTGTATGCCATCCAGTATGCGATTCAAAACTCGACACTTATTCATCCCGATTCGTTTGTGGTCAAAATTACCGGTCGTTATTATATTCCCAACTTGCAGTCCTTTCTGGGTACACAACGGTTGGCGTCCATCGACGGCCTTGGTCAGCATGACCCACGCCGGTGCGAAATGGTCGGGTGTCACATGTCTTTTTCGCCACGTATTTTTAATCCGCAGTTGGACCCTGGAGACCCCGACGATTTTATTGAAGACGTGTATAAAAAAAGAATAAACGCACTGCCGCGCATTCTCCGATGCCCCGTGTTTCCTATTACACCGACCCAGCGTGGCGGCGTTCGCCAAGTATTTCATAACCTATAGGAGAATTGCGTTTTGCCAAAAAAAAAACAAAAAAAAAAGCACGTATTTTTTTTTATTTTTTTCCGTAAATAAAAAAAAAAAGAATGACAACCACCGAGTCGTTTAATCCTACTCTCCCCTCTGAATGCCCATGGAAGCTCGTTCGTCTGGACGAAGGAAACGGTAATTTCAAGTATAAGCTGGTCCCCGCTTCCGAGGATAAAGCCGACGCCCCCGTTTCAGTTCCCGTTTCTCCTACGCCACAACCTACCTCTCCCAAGAGCGTTACGGCCCTACCGCACATGTCTCTGCATTCCAAGATGAGAATGGGTGCTCCTACGCGTTCGGATATGTCGAGGAAAACATACACCAAGACGACCTATTCTCCCACTCGTCAGGGTACTCCCTTTCCTCCCAAGCAGAATATCGGGTTACCGGTGAAAGCACCCGTAGCACCCGTAGCACCGGTAGTTGCCGTCGCTCCTGCCGTGGGGGAAACCCCCTTCGTCTCTGCTGTCCAAGGTCCTCAAGGTCCTCAAGGTCCCCAGGGTCCTCAAGGTCCCCAGGGTCCCAAGGGGGTGCAAGGTCCCCAGGGTACCCAAGGACCACAGGGTCCTGCAGGCACACCCGGAAAGGATGGAGTGGGTGCCACCACGTATACGCTTTCCGATGTGGTGACGGTGAATGAGGAGGTCAATCTCAGTTCCAAGTCTTTTACTCCTCTTACGGACATTGAGTCCTCGTCTACGATGAAATCACTGCAAAAGGATATTCTTGTCCACTCGGACCGCAAGTACCTTTCCTCCCTTCTTTTCTTCCTCTATTCGAAGGAATCCGAGGCGCTGACTCTTCATATCGAGGTTTCCTACCAAGGCCTTACGTTTAGTTACGAAGAAGTCCTCTACGGTGCGTCGACAGAACTGCCTTCCGGAAAGGTTACCTTCCTTCCCATTCATCTGAACAAGGAGCTCCGCCTGTTGTCCGAGTCCGATGTCGGTAGTCTCAAGGTGAATGTGTTTGCCAAGAGTAAATCCAGGCGGTCGGTCCTGGCTCCCAACAAGGTCAGTGTGCGATACGACGTTGTCCTCCAGTCCACCCCGGAATTTACAAGGGCGGTGACAGCACTTCAGGGAAACCCCGTTAGCATTAAAAACGATGTGAAAAAGTCCATGGAAAAGAAAAACAAAGCCCAACAGCAGTTTATGCCCCCTGAATTCATGCAAAAGCAGAGTAATCCCTTTTTCCCCAACGCCATGGGGGGCAACCCACCTTTCTTTGACGGAGGGAATGCCATCGGAAACGGGAACGGCCAAGGTAACTTTCCCCCGCCCGGTATGGGAATGAATTTTCCTCCTCCCGGTATGAATTTTCCTCCCCCCGGTATGAATTTTCCTCCCGACATGCCACCCCAAATGTTTGAACAAATGATGATGGCGCATGCCATGCAACAGCAACAACAGTAGGAGTCATAAAATAGCTAAAATTTTTTTTTTGTATAAAAAAAAAATCTAAATAATTATTCTTTCGGAAATAAACAATGCCCCGTTCCCTTACATGTCATTATACAAATAGTACCCGTACGGACACCATCCCCGTTTACGAAACCGACAATGCCGGTGACATCAAGAATAGAATTTCTGGAACCGGGAAATACCCTACTCTGGTTTTTTTTCCCGCCTCGTTGGATTTATCCAAAGACAACGCCGAGGTACTCGACCTGGGTGCTCTTTTTGGGGACAAATCTCCCGAAACCGCGTCCGAGAAATTGCCCGCGTTGTACTCTCTCGTGAAAACAACCTACTCTTTTTTTCTTGCCTCGTTTCTGGAAGACTGGGTGTTTTATGAATTATATGTCCACTTTAAAAACCCCGACATGTCCACGTCGGTCGCGGGAAATTACCTCTTGTTGCTCAAGACCATCCTGTCCATGGAGTATTTAAAGAGTTTTGATTCCCCGCTTCTGGACCCGGTGACGAAACATCGCCTGAACCGGCGTATGTTTTTGGACCGGTTGACCAAGGAGTGGTATACGACTCGGTTAAGCACATTTCTTGCCCAAACAAACAATATCCAGGAATCGAATGAAAAAAGCGGCACCACTGGCCTCTTGTTTGAGGAGACGGTACCGTTGCCCGTGTCCGACGTGGAAGAAATCGGCAAGATTATCATCCTCGACATTCCCACCACCACACTCACCACGGGCATCGTGTTTGACCGCCTTGTTCTCAACGACGAGCTATGCGTGGCCCAGTACAAGAATTTCTACAAGTGCTTTGCACCACAAGCCAACGACCCTGCTTCCTTTACCGAGAAAGTGTCCGACTTTTACACCACCTCGGTGTATACGTTTGATGGAAAGCTCACCGTCTATGTACAAAACACCTCCCAGGGAATGCGTGTCCAGTCCATTCTTACCAAGAATTCGTTATTGTCCCACCGGGAGGCCGTCTTTGATTTTCTCCGTGTTCCTTCCGAGGCAAGCACCGAGACCTCGGCCGGATTGATGGCCGAATTCCACGTGGACAATCCGTCACCGTTAGCGCCCGGTGTTCCGTGGTCGGCTATACAGGCGCCTCTGTTTGCCAACCTCGCCATGAACAAGGACGAGTTCTCCAAATTTATTTCCATCAACGACACGGACAAGATCTCGCGCCAGAATAATAGCCTGTACGTGTACTTTTACGACCCCGTCCCGTCCCCTAGCACCGAAACCATTTATGTCAGTGGGTGGAACCGGCTCGCGTCCCGGTTCGGAGACCTGACCGCCATTTTAACCCCGGTTCAATTCAAGGCGGGGGACTACAAGGTCCACGTGAAGATCACCCGGTCCGCTAATCAGCAAGTCATTGATAAATTCATCTACTTTTTATCAAGGCTCCTCCGTATGTATAACGAGGAATTCACGGAACAGTTACAGCTATTCCAGGCCATGGTTCCGGGATACCAACCCGTCTTCCAGGAACCCAGCGGGTCCGCGGTCCCTACCGCCACCCTTTCGACGATGGACCCCATTCTCTTTCCCAGCAACGTCTATTCGCGGAGCTGTCAGAACCCCAACCCCGTGGTGATTACCGCAGAAGAGGCCTCTGGTCTTCCCGAAGACCGCAAGCTCCTCTTTCCTCCCGAGGAGTCGGGGGGTGTGGTGCCACGATGGTTCACGTGTCCCACCACTCCCTACGAAAAAGACAACAAGGTGTACGCCTACCCAGGATTGAAAAGGCTCAAAAAAATTGCGCACCCGTTTCACGCTGCACCGTGTTGCTACATCAAACCCCACGGGGACAAGAACAAGAAAGAAGTCGAGGCTATCCTCCATCCGCCTCCCGAAAAGCCCGAGAAAATAGTGTACATGCCCAAGATACGACCCCTCGAGACCCAGAAAATCATCAACCACGTCGGCCAGCTGGGCAAGTTACCCCCGGTGTTGGAGGATTTTATGCGTACCGTCAAACCCCTTGTCGAGTATTATCGCGTGGGAACCCCTACCCACTGGGATGAAGAACCCATCCTCGCTGCGCTCGAGTACTACTACGGCGTCCGTGAAAAGCAATCGTTTTTCAGGTCACCGCGCGTGCTACGGGCACTCCTCCTCCAAGAACCCCTCCAGATTACGCTTCAGCAGAATTACGATATCGGCATCGACGGGGTGACAAAAATTTTGAGGGACGGGGACTATATGGACCCTTGCAGGTTTTATAAATTGCTGGAAAACTTTTATCGGGTCAATCTCTTTATTCTGACAAGGGACAAGGACCAGAATATTACGGTGCTAAAACCCAAATTCATCCAGTCCTACTACTGGAATTTCGTACGCTCGCGTCCCACCGTGTTCATCTACCAGCATTACGGGGGTTCCGCTGACAGCTCCGACGAGGACGTCAAAGCCCAGTGCGAACTCATCGGCTACGTCACAAAAAAGAAGGAGCTCCGTTTTGACTTTCCGTCCGATGAGAAAATACAACAACTCTTCCAGCTCGTCTTTGCCACCTTCCAGGGCAATGTCCTCAATACACCCCTCTTTCTTCCCCACGGGCATCCCCTCGTTGCCGCACTGGATTCACAGGTGCTCGACGGTCTTGGAAAAACACGGGTCCTCCTGTTCACCGAAGCGCGCTACGTCGCGGTCCTGGTCACCCCCATGGCTCCTTTGCTTTTGCCCTCGGTCTCCAAAAACACCATACTCCCTCTCTTTCGCCACGTCAAGGAATTTTTGGACGCGTGTGGTGTCCCCATCCTACACCTCCAGGAATACCATAGGGAATACTTGTTTCTGCACACCAATGTTTTCACCCCTATGGTGTTTGTCACCCGGTATACCGACGTGTTGGATATCGAGGTGGAAGTTCTGGACACCGAACCCTCTTTCTTGCAATACATCCTCCCGGAAAAGCAATCCGTTTTTTCCGAGATGAACTGGACGCTGCGCTTTGCGAGCATCTTGCAGGACTACCTCGTCATCCTCCTTTCCGAGTTTATTCATCTGCAAAAAGATGTCGTCACCACCAAGAGCATCCCCGAAATCGTACAGTCCTTCCTCGAGGAAAAAACAAGGTATCAGAGCGGATATACCATTCCACCTCCCGAAACGGTGTCTCCCCTTGTACATAACAATCAGGGACTTTTTCAAGACGAAAAGCTTTTGCTTCCTTTGTCGTTTCAGCGCAAGATGCCCTTTTTCCTCCAATGGTGGATGAATACCAAATCCGACGATATGAAGAGGATGCGAGACTACCGCGAGCTCCCTTCCTACTTTCAATTCACGGATGATTTTGAAGCCTTTCCTTTCCATATCATCCAAAACACGGTAACGAATCTACGCGACATTTCTGCCTACGAGCCCTACCTCAAAACACCCCTGGCCGACCTCTCCCACCCATTTTTCAAGCACAACCTCATTGAGGGCAAAGTGTATTACTATTATAATGCTCACGAAACCCCCCGAATGCATCCCTATGTCCTCATGACCTCTAAAAACGCCCACCCCCTTCTACAGATTGGTCATCAGTACCTCGTCGAGAAAAATAGGCTCGAAGCGGTGGGACCTCCTCTCCAAAGCTACTGGGAAAAATCAAAAAATGTGGCCCCATGGAAAAAGAAGGGGGTCGGAAATCCCCTCATGGCGCTCTATCACGACGTCGAACGTTCCAACTATTACGGCCTCTACCCGTTTACCAGTGTTTAAGGACCTTGGAGAAAAACACGTCGCGTTTCGTCGTAGCCCACGATATTTTTCTAGAAAAAGGAGAAAAGACGTCCTGGGGGAAGCACGCGTTATACAAAAGACGAGCCAGGAGGGAGGACGCTCCCGCTTTGGTCTTGAGAAAATCCAGAAAGACGCCCGACAATTCCTTTTCCATCCTCTGTAGCACGGTTTCGGGCGATTGCACCCGCGCGCCCAGGAACGCTTCCCGAAGACTTGTTTTTTTCGGATACAGGACCCGAAAAAACTTTTTCTGTACCACGCTACGCGCTTCGGCCTTGACCCCTTCAAACAGCTCGTCCCACATCGCCACGTTCCTGCGCACCGCATAGTACCGGCAAAAATCAAGTCTCGTGACGTCTTTGTTGGAAACCCATCGGCATAGCCTTTGTATACTCTCACTCGCGACCACACGCTGGCGTTGACGGTTCAATACCACGGAAAGGACATGGCTCGTGACAGGGTCGTAAGGCACATCCACGTAGAGTTTTCCGTGCTTTCCTGGAGTGTCAGTGCTACTCTCAACACCAGTGTCTACACCAGCGCCAGTCGCCGTCAGGAGCGCCCATCGATACAGCGGATTCGCGTCGAGTCTCTCGCCGACCAGCGTCTCGAGCCGGCGTTCCAAAAATTCGTGTTGCGCCTTTCTCATCACGCCTTGAACCTCCTCCGAGGTCCATTGCTGGACCGCGCGTACGCGCCGAAACGCTTCGTCCTTGTCCTCTACATAATCCAGCAAGAGCCAGAAATAGACGTATTCCAACACGTGTCGGAACGTCTCAGTTTTCCACACCAGCTGGGTCTGGGGTGCCAATGGCGAATACTGTGGATGGTCCGTTTCGTGAAACCTTTCGCAGACCTTCTCGCAAGATGACCGTGGCACAAACGCTACGGCCTGCCACACCTCCTCCTCGCTCCACTGCCTCGACTCGATCCACTCGATTCGCTCCAAAATACGAGACGGAAGAGGTATCTTTTTGTGCTCGTAAAGGAACCGTAGATTCTCGCCGAGGCGCCATCCTATTGTTGCGGGCGCCTCGGTGTCCCCTTTTTTGTTGTACAAGCGACACACCCCCTCAAGGACCGCATCCTCTATTTTTTTTAACAACAAAGCGTTCCTCGTGGGGGCCAGTCGTTTTCGTACTAGATGCACCAGGCTCCCCGGGAACGCCACCTCGTCCTGTATCATCGCCTCTTCCTCGGCGGTAATCGTGTCCGTGTCCACTTCCTCCATGTGAGACACTCCCAAGGAGATGGATTCTTGCATCTGTGCGACCGACATGTGAAAAAAACGGGTCAAAGGGTCTCCCTTTTCGAAACAGGAAGAAAGATACCGGAGCAAGGGGCACACGCATCGTATGACACGGTCCTCGAGAGGAAGACGGGGTCCCGACAGCGCTCCCGACAGCGCTCCCGACAGTGCTTGTCCCAACAGGTTCCATCCGTAGCCATAGGCGTCGCATCCCCAATACTCCTTCTCCGGAAAGTTTACGAGGGGCTCGAATCGGAATTTTTTTCCGATGGCACCCTTTGGCGTCTCCAAAATTTTCTGGTAGGCCTCGACGGCAAGCTCTCGCATCTTTGTTCGTTTCTCCTCCTCGTGGAACACCTCTAGACGTTTCTTTAAAAGAAAAGGGTCCGTCGTCTCCCGTAGCTGTTGTTGGTGGTTCTTGTTTTTGACCAGCGACGCATAAAGTTGCGACTGAAGGCCTTCAACGAGTGAATCCATCGTGTATCTGTCCAAAAATGTATAAAATAATTCATTTAAACATTAGGTATTTGGTCATGTAAAACAATGAGCGGAATACTTTTTCTAGGAAACGATGATTTTCAGATCCGACAGGGCGACCAGGGAATGTTGCTGACACTAACCTACGATTCCAAGGGTCTCACCCTCGTCCTTTTCTACTCGAAAGAATGCCCCTACTGCGACAGCCTCATCAATAAATTTAAACAACTCCCCAATTTCGTCAATGGATGCCAGTTCGCCATGGTCAACGTCAACACCAACATGTCCATCGTGGAGCGTTCCAAAAACACGGTGGCCCCCATTACCTATGTCCCCGACGTCATCCTCTACGTCAACGGTATGCCCTACATCCGCTATGACGGTCCACACGATATTGCCCACATCAAGGAGTTTATCATCAGCATCTACCAAAAGATACAGAAAACCGCCTTTATTGAAAACAATCCCCAGCAGGAACAGCAACAACAGGTCAACGGGAGCATGGGTCAGGGCAACCTACCCCCGGGTCACCCGGGCCACCTTGCCAACCAACAGCAACAGCGTCCGGGACAACAGGCGGGACAGATGCATCCAGAGGGTATCCCCAAGGGGGTCCGCAAAACCGACGATATCCCGGCGTATACTATCGGCCGTCCTATTTGCGGGGATGGGAAAAAAGAAGGGGTATGCTACCTAAACTTTCAAAAGGCCTATGTCAGTGCAACCTAGATAGAATGTGGAAGACACATCATTTTTTTCTTTACACTTGTGTAAAGAAATTACTACGCTTGCTACTACGCTTGCTACTACGCTTGCTACTACGCTTGCTACTACGCTTGCTACTACGCTTGCTACAAGAATGAAACGCTACTTGGCAACCGCCGCAAGGAGGCCGTACAACGATTTGGCCTTGTCACGGCATGTGGGGTCAGTACAATGCGTGGCCACGTACGCCACGTTTCCCAGTCCCGTGGTGGAGATGTTGACGGTCTGGGTCGGTGGCGTCAGCATTGGCAAAAGAAACGCAATGTCGTTGGAATGAACCTTGGCAAACGTCACGGCGTCCGCGTACTCCGCCATTTCTTTTATGGTTTTCTGGGAAGGCCTCACGTCATTCAGTTCCTCCAGGGTAAAACGGAGGCCCTGGGGACCAAAGCCGTGGTTTTTTATATAGGAAATTTCGTCGGTGGATAGAAAATTTTGTAGCATTTCTTTTTTTTTTAACGAAGGAGCAAGTTGTTAAGACATTTTTTTCTTGAAAAAAACCCTCTGCCACATCGACATTGAAGGGAGGCCCTTGACATTTTTTTCTTGAAAAAAAAAATGTTGCCCTATGGTAGAGGATTGTGTACCAATGTCAACAACATTTAATCTCTTGCAATGGAATGATAGTCCTTCAGAGATTCCTTCAACTTTTACAGAAACTCTAAATTCTTCGTTGTCGTACAACGAATTTTCCTTCTCCTCTACTAACAATATTTTGAGTAACATACAGGCGGGTTATTATTTAAATTGGAAAACCACTGGTCAAATTACCACGTATTTCTTGTACGATTACGAGAATAATATAGTCGGAACGGGTACATCTCCCAATTCTCCCTATAACACCACCACCTTTTCCTTTACCATCGATGTGCGTTTGAAAAATTTTGTTTCCATTATCGATGTCAGTGGTTATGGTCCCACATTATTTTACCTCGATGATTTTACGGTTTCTGTTCCGGTGTTTGTTTTAAATGATTCGGAAACTTCTGCAGTTTCTGGTCTTCCTACTATCTCATCCAGTGTCATCTATCAATCTTTCCTTAATGACCCGGTAAATGTGTATCAGGACCCCGGAAAATCGACGTTGGTTGGCACCGTGACTTTTATTCTCAACGCCGGATTCTATATCTGCAATGATGCAAGTACCGCTCTTTCCTCCCAAAACAACCTAACGTTGTACAATAATTATAGTATACAAGCAGGGCCCCTCGCTATCGCGACCTTCATTACCGACATAACCTACACACCCACTACCAACGTGACACCCTCTTGAACGAAAATGAATTAATTTTTTTAACGTCGTCGCCTGGATAAAAAACAAAACCATCAGGCCCTAGAAAGCCGTTCGCATAGAGGGACCAAGGTCCTTGATGTATTTTTTTCTACCTGTGTAAAAAAAAAGCAACTTGTCACACACAAAATAAACAAATATCAACCGCTTCCCTCGAGCTCGAAATTGATTTTCTCCACCAAACGCTCGACGTCACACGGCGTCGCCACATCTCCCAGAAACGTGGTCTTCATCGGGTCCAGGAAATTGTCCCCGTACGCAAACTGGATAATGTTGTTGACGGAATTGCGCACCGTCCCATCGTACTTGACCTGGATGTCCTCGGCAATCTTGATCATCCTCCTCTGGATGTACCCAGACGTTGCCGTCTTCATCGCCGTGTCCGTAATCCCCTCGCGTCCCGTCATGGCGTGGAAAAAATATTCACGGGGAGAAAGCCCGTGCACAAACGACGACCGAATAAACCCCGAGGACTCGTACTTCATGTCGTCCGTATAATCTTTAGGGTGCAATGGGTAATGGGGAAGCGTCCTCGTGTTATTGGAGAGGACGGGCTGGATGCGCTGACCGTTCAGGCTCTGTTGTCCGAGGAGTCCCGTGATCTGCGCGATATTGAAATAATCACCCTTGGCGCCCGACACTACCGTGGCGATGAAATGATTGTCCTTCTGCAACGCGTTTTTCGCAATGGCCATCCCCGTGTCCCTCGCACCACTCAACGCAAAAGACACGTACGCCTCACGGATACGCTCGTCCTTGGTGTGCTCCTCGATGGACTTGGCCTTGAGGAACGACCGTGAGATACAGGTCTGGATCTCGTCCTTCTTGGTCACGAGACAATCGGAGATGCCGATGCTAAACCCCACCAGCAATAGATACTGGTTGGAAAGGTACTGGACGTCGTTTAAAAATTCGATGCACACCTGTTCCCCGTATTCCTGGTAGAGCGTCGTCACCAACGACTTGTGACTCGACCCGAGATTGGTTTTCTTAATGGCTCCCTGGACAAGGATGCCTTCCCGGACGACCACCACGGGTTCCTCGGGGTCCGCATCGTTCTTATTCCGGTAGAAGAAATTGGTGGGAAGAAGGAGGGAAAAGAGCATGCGCCCGTCGTAGTACGTGTCGGGCTTATTACAAAACGCGCGGTACTTTCTCATCTTTTCCTTCAAGAGTTCAAGACGGTTCTCCGAAAGGATCGACGCCATCTGGTAAAACTGGCCTCTCGTAAGATGCACCTGGGTTTTCTTGGTCATGAGAAAATTGCCCAACAGGGAATCTTGGACAATCACGATGTTCGCCTTGCTCGATTGATTGCTAATCAGATTCTGCTGGACCGACGACAGCAGGCGCAGTTCGGCCTCGGTCTCGCACGACGCCGGACAGTGGAGATTCATCTCGTCTCCGTCAAAGTCCGCGTTGAAACTCGAGGTAATGGCCAGGTTGAGACGGATTGTTTTTCCCGGACGGATGCGCACTTTTTGTGCAATCATCGACCCCCGATGAAGCGTCGGCTGTCGGTTGAGAAACAAAACGTCCCCGTCCTTGAGCTTGCGCTCCACCACATCGCCAATCTTGAGCTCGATCCTCTTTCGTGTATTGTACACCACGTCCTTGAGCTTTTCCCCATTCCGATAGATATCATCCCCGTGCTCCAAACGAAACAAATCCTTTTCCGTACGGATAGTGAACCACGACCCGTTCTTCTTACGGAGAAGGTCGCCAAAGAATAGACGCGTGCCCTGGCGGATGGTGGCGTACTTGAGATTGATACGAATGTTGCCGTCATCCCGTAACAAGAAATTCGCACGACCCTCCTCAATCATCCGGTAGACCGCTTCCTTGTTGTAGTCCGTCACCTTTACCGAATATGACAAAATATCGGCAATCTCGGGAGGAATGGCAATCTCGTCGGTCCTCAACGTCGGGTCGGGTCCAATCACGGTTCTTGCGGACTTGTCCACGCGCTTCCCCATGAGGTTGTTGCGGATAATCCCCTCCTTTCCCGTCAAACGCTTCTTGATACCCTTGAGCGGACGCCCGTTGCTGACACGCTGGCGGTCCCCCGAGTTATCAAACAGGCTCTTGATCTTGAATTTGAGGGCGTGGATGTACTTTTGGCGCTTGGTATCGGTCGTCGCGAGCTCCCCAATATGATGATTCGCCTTGACAATCTCCAGGTACTGCACGGTCAGGTCGTCGTCGCACGTCACATTATCCGCAATCACGTACGGACGCGCCACGGGAGGAAGCACCGGGAGCATGGTCAGCACCAGGTTCTTGGGGTGAAAATGTTCGGGGTCAAACCCCAACAACACAATGTCGTGGCGTTCCACATTCTCAAAAATCTTGTAAATCTCATTCTCCACCATCTGGATGCGCGAGCTTTCCCCGTCCATCTTAAAAATCATATAAATGAAACGGTCGTGCGATGAAAACACGTAGCGTGGCTGGATGGTCTCACAGTGCGTGCAGTAGTCAACACGGTCCATCCTCTCCATAATCTTGTTGAAACGCGCCTGGCGCTGGAACCGTAATAAGTTATTTAGCTCCAACTGCTCTTTGGTCAAAAGCACCCTCGAACACTTGTAGCAGATGCATTTCAGGATGGACAACGACAGCTTGTGAAACAGCGGGTGCAAAATATTAATCTTGAGGGGAATATGCCCAAAATGACCCACGCACAGCTTGCTGTCAAAACCACAGGTTGCGCACCGCTTATTCGCCTCAAGCGTGCCCATGCGCTCGTCGTACACCGAATTGGGGCCGGTCAGCTTGAGATGGGATACCTCACAGACCGACTGCCGGACAATCTCTTCCGAGGACAACAGCCCGAACTGGATATAGTCCAAATCTCGAAGGTCTTCGGTATTCATATGGCTTTTTTTTTAATTAAAAAAAAGACGCGCTTCCGAAAACATCACTTTTTCAACTGCTTTTCGAGTTCTTGGATCCGTGCCTCCATGCTCCTACATTCTTTCCAGATGCAGTAGCACTGGGTCAGGAAATCAGCGTGCTCTTTCTCCATGAATTTATGCTCGGCAAACGTCTTGTCCCCCACCGTTCTTATCCCAATGCTATCCAGCTCGATGGGGTACGATTGCAATTTTACAAGGAATGGTTTTTGTTCCACACGCGGTATAATTTCATGGTATTTTTTCGTGGTGGGCAAATACTGTCGAAGCATCCCTGCGGAAAACTTGGAGCACGCCAAAAACCCCACCTGGTTAAAGGAGGCCTCCTCGATGGCCGTCACATAACCTTCTTGAACCACAAGGTTTCTCAACACCCGGTCCTCGTTCCATCTCGTCTTGTTCACACCCAAGACCGCGGATGGGAAAGAGGTGGAAACATGGAGGAAATGTTCCAGGGCGCTCCGTGACAACAGCGGGAAAGTCGACTGTACAATATGGCACGCATGGTCGTCCTCCCATTCTTTGTTTTTTTGGAGAAAAGCAAAAAGGCTTTCCGAGGTCGTGACACCCTCACTACCAAACACGTGGATATCGTGCCTCGGAAACCACCGTTTCATCTCGCGACCAAACAAGGTTTCGTGGGCAGAGGACACGAGAAGATGTACCTCGGCATTCTCTATTTCCAAAAGTGTTTCTACGAGGATGCACACCATCGGATGGTGGCCCAGAGGGACGAGAGATTTTGGAATAAGCAGGGACGATTCCTGCAAACCCGCCGCGAGGACGATAAAGTGAGTTTTTTTTTTCATTGCTCTATAATAAAAAATATAATTTTTTTTTTATTATACCGTCGTGGTATGGACCTACATTATTATTTTGGTGGAAGAGCTAAATGAATATACAACCTGCTATACATAAGAGTCCACAGCAGCAACCCAAGCAACAACAAACGGTATTTTCTTCTGCCGATTGTAAACGTCTCGAGTATTCGCGCATTGAATGAATTCTTGCTCGTACCTCGACACTCTGAAAATTACGTGAATCCAGATATTCCTCTTCAAAGGTAATATCACTCTTGATTCTTCTACTTGTGAGCTTTTGGTCCAATACCGCATCGATAAATCGATTTACGGCTCGACTTTTTTTATCGTTTTTGAGTATATTCGCGTAATAGTCATCCATCAACTGATTGATTTCTGCGGTATGCCGTTGCGGTACGAAAGGTGGAATGTCCTCCACAAACTCGGGAATTGGACGTTGGAAGAATTCACCAATAAAGCGTTCAGGAAAAGAGCCTTGCCCACGCAGACCAATGTTGCCCCGTCTACGTAAATTCGTTTTCCATGTTTGGCGTAGTTCTCTGACCTTGTTTTGTTTCTTTTTCATGTAGTATCTATTCAGTGGACCACGCAAGTCATTAATTTTAGCTAATGTTTGAGTTTCCTCCTCACCTCCTAACCATCGGGAAGAAAACGATGGCCTCACCTTGAGGTCGCTGAACCATTCATGTGCAGGTAATGGAAGTTCAAAAACTCTATTTGTCTTTTTTAGCCGAATGGGTCCGAGTCCCGTATTGTCATATACGGCACGTGTCAAGGCACGTGTCAAGGAAGTCCCGTGACCGGGGAAAGGACGCGCAAGTGTCGATGGTCGATGTGGAGTACCGTATCGTTCTAATGGGTTTGTACCAAATCGACGAAAACCGACCTCCATGTCTTCCTTGATTAACGAGGCGCCCACGCTTCCTGCCTTGGCGAGACCTCCCAATAAACCTCCCGCAAGCAAGAGATTCCCAGCGGTTTTCCCGATAAAGGCACCGATATTTTTGAGCTTTTGGGTTCCGGTGATGCCCCCACGGCGGAGGTTTTGGATATTATTGATGCCTAATTCTTTCTTCAAAAAATTCATTTTGCTTATAAATTGGATATTAAAAAAAAAATTAATGATTCACGTGTTGTCAGTCCTCCTATTTACGTAAGGGTGGTGGAGGAGGTGCTTGGAGACTCTGAAGGAACAATCGGTGTGCCGTAAAAGGCCATGACCGTGTAAGGAAAATCTGGAGTAAAGACATACACAAACGTAAAATTTTTAATCACGATGTCACCATTGTTGGGAATGGCGATATCAAACGACCCTTCCAACCCGTGGTACAGGTTCAAGTATTTGGAGGTGATGACCTGGTAATACCGCCCGTCCTTGTAAACATAGGGAGCGTCCGTTGGGGCTTCCTCCAAAGCGATAATGATACCACTTACGATGGGAAATCCGTCCATGCACCATGCCACTAGCGTCGGGGAACATTGGATGGTATTGTCGGTGAGAGAAGAAGGTGTCAAATGGCTGTGGTAATTCCAGTTCGGGTCTAAATGACTACTGAAAAGATCCGTGGATTCCTTGGAACCGGCGTTGACAGAACCAGAATCCACCGCGGTGAGCAAAAAATGATTCGACAATAGGTAGCCGAGAGCATATGGAGTAAGAGGTTGCGCAACGGTAGCCTTCTCGGGCACAGGCAGTTGGAAAGTAAAATCGACCGGCAATACTTCACTCGGTTCTTGGTCGCAATACACGGCTGCGCAAGGTATTACAACATTCGCAGGGTCAAAAGGGGTATCATCAATAGAGTTGCTCGTCGGCCAGGTTCCGTAGTAATTTACCGGAATGCAATTCATAGAAATCAGTACTCCAGAAGGGTCGCTGACATCCACGGAGTATTCGGCTTGATAGTTTCGGTTAAGGCCGGGTACCGCATAATTTTGTAATTTGGAAGATTCCAACAGGAACTGCCCTGCTTCTTTTCCGCGAAAGTATTCATTTAAACCATCGGGTGTAGAAGCAAACCATTTTCCGGGGTACACATAGGAGGGAGGTGGGGTGCCACTAGGAGTAGTATACACTAGAGGATAATGAAACGGGGTGGTGTAGAAAGTAGAAGGCACCTGGCTCGCCCACGTGGTATAGTTATCCGTTGATACGACATCTTCGAAAAGGGCGTACTGCCAGTCCGACACCGTGAGCATAAGGGTCTGTTCCTCCAGGGTAAATGTTGTGGAAGAAGAGCATAATGAAAACTGGATGGGGGTGGTGATACTACGAATCGTCACCGGTGGAAGTGCTGTGCCTTGAAAAGGGTTCTCGGGTAATGTCTTCTCGTAGATGTGTACTTTCAGAGGACTCATGTCGGAAGACGGCAAGGTATAGATGGTACGGAGTTTAGGTCCTTGACCACATTGCGTCGTGATCTGAAACCCGGCATCAAACGTCGCGCCCTTGGGTATCTGTACCAACGGCAACGTAAATGCTGCGTATTGTCCCTTGAACGGTAGCGAAACAAAGAGTCCTGACTCGGGATAATCATTGACGGGTGTGTTTTTTAGAAAGTCAACAACGACATCGGTATACACGACGGTTTTCCCGTTTAGGGTATATGAAAGATACGATGTGAACGAAGTGACCTTGCCGCTGAACTTTAACGAATTATAGGTCAAATAAATGTTGAGGACATCTATTCCAGGTACATTTGCGTATTCGAGCGGTACGATGCGATACACACCGTTTCCATTGAGTTTCTTGTAGCAACAGACCACCATACTACTTCTATTAGTAAGCCAAGATAAAAATATTATAATCAATTACTGGGCCGAGTAAATGCTGATTTTTCTTCCACTCGTGGTGTTGTCGAACACGGTAATCACGTTTCCAAATAAGTAAGTCGCAAAGATACCCGATGCGGACGTCACCAAGGAAGACAGTTTCGCGAGTCTCGTTCTGCCAAACAGAGGGTCCTTTCCAGGCACTGGATTCTTGTGCTGGAAAACGTAAGACAGCGTTCCCAAGGTGTTGGTACCAAAGCTTGCAATGATGGTGATGTTGTCCACTTCAAGACTCGTTATCGCAGTCGCGGATGCTGGTGCGACATAATTGTCATAATACTGTAATGTCAGTGTGACACCCTGGAGAATAAGATTGGGCGACTGCAGATTAATCAAAATCGCGTCGGAAAGGCCTGGTAAGGGACTGGTCGGTGCGTTGACAAATTGATTGTCCAGTTGGGAAGATCCAGGATAGTTGTACGTAAACACAAGTGGTGATGCCATTTTGCTTTCTCTTTACTCTACTAGTAGGCCAAGAAAAAGTTTTTGTTGTTTTTACTGCGCCGAGTAGATGCTGATGGTTCTGTTGTAGGTGGTGTTGTCGACCACGGTAATCACGTTTCCAAATAAGTAATTGGCAAAGATACCCGATGCGGACGTCACAAAGGAAGACAGTTTTGCGACTCTCGTTCTGACAAGTAACGGGTCCTTTCCAGGCACTGGATTCGGAAACTCTCGAATGTAAGACAGCGTTCCTAGGGTGTTGGTACCCGAGCTGGCAATAATCGTGAGATTTTGAACCGAAACACTTGTTGGTGAAGATACAGATGCAGGAGCAACACGATTATTATAACCTTGAATCGTGAGAGTGACTCCTTGAAGAACAAGATTCGGGGACTGAAGACTCAGCAAACCCGTGCTTGAAGTGCCTGGAAGGGGACTGGTTGGGGCGTTGACAAAAATATTGTCGAGTTCGGAAGACTTCGGGTAGTTGTACGTAAACACGAGTGGTGAGGCCATTGTAATTAACTGTACTCTCTACTTCTACTAGTAGGTCAAGAAAAAAGTCTTTCGACAAGGGAAATAAAACAAAAATATTGATAATTCTTTTGTTTTTCTTCTTTCTCTTTCTCCAAAAAAAATATGAGAGTGGCCGTGGTGGGAAGTCATGATTTCCACGATTATTCTCGATTGAAACATACACTCGACAACATGGAAAATATCTCGGTGCTCCTCTCGGGAGGAGCGAAAGGCGCGGACTCGCTCGCCGAAGTCTACGCCAAAGAAAAGAATATCGAATTGAAGAGGCTTGTCCCCGACTGGTCAAAATATGGCCGAGCCGCGGGTATGATACGGAACAAGGACATTGTGGCCGAGGCCGAGCAGGTGGTGGCGTTCTGGGATGGAAAATCGAAAGGAACGAAGCACAGCATCGAGTTGGCCAAGAAAATTGGGGTCCCCGTCCTTGTCGTGAATTTTCATTAGCGTAGATACACACCACGTTTTTTGCCTTGTAGAACTACTTTTTCTTGAGGAGCATCTTGGCGCATGCACCTAAATACTTGATGTTGGCAAGAAGCTCCTCCAAATCGGTGCGACGGTCGACATCGACGGTTTCCTTGTGCTTGTCCTTGATTTTTCCCTCGAGGTGTTTCAGCGTGGCGATATAGCCACGGATAGAATCCATGTGCCCGTCCCGGGCAGCCAAAGTCATCCAGCCCAGTTTCTCAAACATGTCACAGGACCATTCTTCGAGTCCGTGGAATGTACAGTTGTAGTGGTGCATATTTTTTTGTTTTTATTCTTCCTAGACGAATAAAAAATTTTTGAAAGATTAATGGTGCCCGCAATAATTCCGGACGATGGGTTGTGACGCGTCGTAAATACCCATCTTTTGCGCCTTGTACAGCAACTGCTTAAAGATGCGGTGAAACTTGTCGGTATGACCAATCTCGTCACACAAGACGTGGGCAAGCTCGTGGATAGCCACGTACATGAGCATGTTTTCGTTGTAGTACTCGTTTTTTTCATCACGCAGACACAAGTAGATTTTTTTCTTGTTGATGGTGTAGCTCTTGTTGCCCTCGTAAAATTTCAGGGATTTGACCTTGGGGTCGAGCGGTTCTAGTTTTTTATGGATGTGACGGAGCATGGGGTCGAGCTGGCTATAGTACTCCATCACGCGACTAAAAATAACGTATCCCAGCAACAAAATAAAAAGAATCAAGAGAATGATGAATCCCATCATGGTGCCCGAATGCGATTTCTTGCAACGCATTGTTTTACTTTTGAAAATTATTTATTTATTTGTCAAAAAAAAAAATAGATCATGACATAGTGTAGACGCATTTCATACATTTTTTGATTTTTTGACATTATCATCAAAGGGAAAAAAAAATATTTGCTTTTCAGAAATTAAAAGAATTATTTTGCATATGAGGGCGCCCCGTTGTACGATTTGTCATGAAAAACCCCTTTTTCCCGTCCGTTTTCAATGCTTTCCCTGCTCCTTCCTGCAATCGTCCCACGACAAACGCCATTGCTCCACGTTGACCGTGGTCTGTATGGGATGCGCCGACCGCTACCTCGAGCTCGACAAGAGACCAAGTGACCGTCCCCTCTCGAAACGATGTCTTCTTTGTGCACAGACCGTCGACCCCCTCTGCTTGTCCAAAGAACTCGCGTACGAAATCCTCCACCCGCTCATGGACATTGACGACGCCACCTACCGGTGCCCGCATCTCGCGTGCCCTTACCAGGGTTCTCACCTCGACCTCTTTGACCACGTCAGCAAGGAATGCGTCTACCGGACGGTGTCGTGTCGTGAATGTTTCAAGACGTACCAACTCGTCTTCGAGGACATGCACAAAATGACCGAGCCATGTCATGCCCAGTGCTCCGTCTGTGAACACTACGTGCCGACACGGAAGCTCCGGCAGCACATGGAGGAGGACCACGCCCACTTTATGCAATGCATGGTGTGCCAGACCTACATCCCCGAATACGATTTCAGCCAGCACATGAGAGATAAACATGAGGGCCACGAGTGTCGGTACTGTGGCAAGTGGATTTGGTACATGACGACGGGGGAGGAAGGTGGGTTGTACGAAGAATTCTTGAGGCATATGAACCAAGACGAGTGCGAAGGGACCCTGGACTGCCCCTTGTGTGTGGACGGGACAATGATACTAAAACCCAAGGACATTTTGTCTCATCTGGCAAAACATTCGGACACCGTGCAATTATTTTTGGAAAAATACCAGGACCTCCTGGATACGTATCAAGAGGCGACATTGGCGTTGGTAAAGGACCGCGACCATGTCCTTCACACCGAATGGATAAAAAAAATAGTGGCCGAAAAGAAACAAGAATTAAGGACGGTCCACACCTTTATCAAGAAACACGAACGGTTCTGGGTTTAATGAAAACTATCGAGTCTTCTGTTATGTTTGGATATAAAATATTGCCATGCATGCCAATTTATTTTTCTTGTAGCGGAAAAGGTTACGGGTGTGGTGTGTTGGGTAGGCTGTCCGTGGTGACAGCCGTCGTATAATAATAGTTCCCGTACTGCGAGGTCACCGATTGGGTTCCGAGGGCGCCGGAGGTTGCCGAGGTATTGGGTGGGTACGAGGTAATATAGGCGTACACGGGTTGCACGCTCGACGACGAAATGGTCGTGACCGACGAATCAAAGTACGTGGACGACGGGAGTCCCGTAGTCGCGTCAAAAGAATAATAATAATAGGTGTACGACGTCGTCCCATCACCGTTGTCCCCCACCGCCAACACCAGCCGAATCCACGTGGACGTGTTGTTTCCTGGGGAGGTGTGGCAAGCGTAATTGAGGGACCCCCCACCGAGGAAAAAGTTGCTCTCGAAATCCGTACCGCTGTGGGTGCACCAGTAGCTCTCATAGACGTCGATTTCCAATTTGGAACCATTCGCCTTTTGCCCGTCCTGGTAGTACGCATTGTCTGGGGATTCGGGACTGAGATAGGACCTCTGGGTCAAATAAAAATTCACCGACAACGTGTTGCTATTGTCCCCGCACAAGAGGTCAATCTGCCACGTTCCCGTGGAGGCACCAATGCCGTACGCCGTAGCGTCGGAAGGCGAAAGTAATGTCAAGACACCGTCCACGTAGCGCGTCGCTTGGGCGAGAAAGGCGCTTGCGGTCCAGCCCGTGGCGTACGGTGCGGTCTGGTGGATGACATTGTTGGAGGTGACCTGGTAGCATCCTCTTGACCCTGCAGCAGGGTAAAAGACAAGCTGGACCGTATTGGTGACGTCAGGAATCGTAAAATAATTGTACGACTGATTAGAGCCCCAGTATTGCACCAAAGGATTCTGGAGATTAATCGAGTACGAATAGGTTCCCGTATAGGTTAAAAAGTAGTTGCTGTCGGCACCGACGCCGGAAAGGCCGTTGGTGTAGTAGGGAAGGGGCACGTCGTAGTACGTCCCCGTGGTCGTGTTCCCACCAAAGTAGGCACCCGTGTAGGGGTCGTAATTGTTTCCATTTTGCCAGTTGAACGTATACGTATTGTTAAACGAGCCGTAGTTGTCCACGAGGGATTGCGGTTGCTGGAGAAGGGAACCTCCGCTGATGTAAAAGGTGGCATTCCCGTAATACGTCGAGGTCGTGTCGAAAAACGTTTCGTAAAAATTAAACGTAATGGCGTTGCCGTCAAAGCCACCGACAAGATTGGAACAAAACCCGGTATAGGTCTGCCCATCGCTCCCCGTATACGAATACTGACCCGCACCGGTGTAGTTGACGAGGTTGTACGCCACGACCCACCAACCCTCGGTGATGCATCCGTCGCTACTTCCAAGGGCCATGGTAGAGTACGTGCAATACAAATACACCTGCTTTCCATTCTTGTCTGCCGTGCTGTTCTGTAGCACAAAGGTGGTCGTGGCATCCATAGGGGCTACGGTACCGTTGGAGGAAGCATTGGAAACAGTCGAGTTGGAAAGACGGGGGTAAAAATTAATGAGGCGGTAAAAAGGTTGCACGTTGAAATTTCCTCGAATAATTTTATACTTGAGAAGACCGTACTGTACGGCGACATTCGTGTCGTACTGATAATCCAAGTACTGGGTATTCTTATCAAAGTAGGGGTAGGGGATGCCGAGGAGGCGGTACGCCTCGGCGGTGGCACGGAGTTCGCTCCTTCTCTTGGCCCGTCGAACAAGCCGGTCCTGGTTCCCGTCACATCGGTCGGGGGTGGACTGGTAGGAAATACCTACCGAGGAAACGGAGAAGAGCGCATTTCCGCTCTCTAGATCATAAATGGTCAGCACAAGCTGGGTGAGGGAAGTACCGTAATAATTCGCCATGTTTATACTCTAAAGTAATACCTATGGATACCCAATATATTAATTTTTATTTTCTACGTTGATTTCAAAGGTCGTAGATTTCTCATGATATTCTTGACCGGGAGGCATTGGAAATATTCTTGGTTTTTGGGAGAGACTTCTTCCGTAATGTAAAAATAAGAAAACGGATGTCTCATCAGCATCTCAATGAGATGACGGATATGCTCCTGGCCCGCAAACACGATAATTTCCTGGTCGTTGGGAATCGAGAAAATTTGAAGAATGGTGGCGAGGTCCATGAGCCACACGCCCATCATCATGATTTTTTCAAGAAAAAGAGAGAGGAAGGGCTTGTCGGGTAGCTTCTCGTCGGAGGTGGTGGTCAGCACCGTGCGTGCAATGTCCAGGTACGCGGGTTCCAGCTCGTTCGGATACAGCTCTTTTTTCACGATTTGTTGTATAAAGGGTATCCACTCCACAAAACGAGGCTGAATCGTCAGTTTGCCCCGCTCGATAAAGAGGCGCGTGTACGCCTCGACGTCGATGTCCTCAAAATATTGGAGGAGTTGCGGAAACATTTGTAACAACTTTGTTTTTTCGGCGGCCACGACGTTTCGTGAGTAGACAATGTTCTTGAGGATGGTGCTTGTTTTTTTGAGGATGGTAAGCGCTCTTTTGATACCGGGGTACCTTATGTTGATGCCATGAGCGACGAGGTTGGGTTCTCTTTTCTTGTACACCTGCTGGTACATCTGTGTAAGAAACAATTGTTTGTGTTGTGGTGCAATGGTGATGTCCATGTGCCCGGGAACCTCGAGCAAGAGATGAAAGGTCTTGTCGGGGTTCCACCGGCATATTTTTTGAAAAAAGGTGGTCAGTGAAATTTTGGGAACATCGGGAGGGCACCGGGCTTTCATGACATGGGCGTCCGCGAAAAAATAGATGCGCTGACCCCAGGAAAAGCGACCCTCGTAGTATTTGACAGGGCCACGCAAAGAATGGTCGTCAAGATGCAACGCCATTTGTTTTTTTTATTGGAATGGTGAATAAAAAAATTATCTATACACGTTAGTAGGGATATTATTTTTTTTGAGAAAAAATAATATTTTTTGCCTTCTATAGAGATATATTCTTATGATCATCCTCTGTGTGGATAGAATGCTTTGGAACGGATGTTGGTGATAGCGTCGAGGGTCTGTTTAGTTTTTTTACCATCACGGCGTCCAAGGTGTCCAGTCCTTCATAATTCATCAAGAAATTGTATTCGTGGTCGTCAGTCATTCATAAAGTGTTGCGATACGTGTACCGTCCTTTTGAAATACAATGACGATAAAACCGTCTTTAAAGGTTTTAAAAATTCCGGATGTTGTCAAAACGGGAAAAGTGACTGTTGTACTTGTGTTCGAAATATCGGATGGATTCAATTTCTGGCGATACAGATTTTCTGCAGATACAATACCAATCGAATCTTTCTCTTGGTCGCCAACATAAAACGTATAGGTTTCATTCAGAATTTCTCCCTCCACATTGTAGATCCCGTCAATTCTCAAGATACAATCAATAGGGTTGCTGAAAATATTGCTCTTGACTTTAAAGTAAGAAATTCCACTTATATCCTTTGAATCATCTTTTAATTCATAATAGATTGTCTTGAAACTATCGACGAATCGATTCCATGTAAAATTAATGTTCATGTCCTATATTATTAAAAAAAATAAAAAAAAATAAAAAACTCGAATAGCGGTGGAACACTTGTTTTTTAAGTGAGAGGTTGGATGGCTTTTTTGTTCTTGCAAACGATGCACGCCTTTGTACTAGCACCGTGTATAGCCAAAATGTATTTCATCCGATCCGCAACAATACACGTCGTCTCTACGAGAAGGACCTAAAAAGTAAATCTAAAAAGAAGAATACAATGGAAACAAAAATGTTTGTGGCGCTCATGTGCGAATGGCTACCACGTCATCAGTTGCGACAAGAAAATTGATGGAGGGGCGTGTGGTAAAGAACGTCATGACTTTGTCCTTGAGACCGAGTGTGGATTTTTTGTGGTGGTGGAAGTCGACGAGTTTCAGCATTTTTCCTACACGTCCGAATGCGAGATTACACGGATGATAAATATATCACAGAGCCTCGGTGGACCCACCATGTTTATTCGGTTTAATCCCGATAATTACACGGTCGGTACGTCAAAACAACATGTTCGGTTGGCGGACCGTTATAAGGTCCTTAAGAAGTGGTTGGATACGTGTTTCGCTGTACAGGTGGAAGGTATTCAGAAGATAGGCTTCTGTAGCCAGGTCAAATTGTTTTACAATGAATTCAACGAGAAAGATTGTGGCTTGGAGACGTTGTTGGAGTTTGAATCGTGAGGTTAGGTAATTTTTAGTTTGTTGTCAGAAAACAAAATAAAAATTTTTGGAAAGCCCTAAAGCCAATTCGGAAATTCGAATCGCCTAGAGGACTGGGAATCCGAGGGCACCGCCTGATATACGGATAATATTGTTGTTCACCGCCGTCACAATAAATTGGAACGTCTGGGCCCTCTGGAAGAGGGTGTTGTCGGGGCAACCGGTTCCGGTCTGGAGAGCGGCGGCGATGAGGTTCTTGGGCTCGGCCACGTAGCGGGCCTCGACGGACGCGGTAGGGATGATGGAAACGTTGGTTAATTTACCGTAGTTGGTGCTTCCCATAGGGTCCAGGCAGATGAAATCCAGGGAATAGGAGTACATGTGGTACCCGGGGATGACGGGGATGACAGGGGCGGCGTAGTAGGGCTCGACCAGGGAGTAGTAGTCCGAGCCCATGTTGGCGAGACGCTGGGTGTTCTCGTAGATGAGAGACGTCTCGGTGATGGGGTCGTTTCCGGGGAAGTGCTGGTCGATGACGAGGGAGGCGTCGGAATCGGACTTGCCGAGAGCGAGGGTCTCGCGGGTGGTGTAGTTGGACCAGTACGAGGGCACGGTGGTGTTGCGCACGCTGAAGAAGAGGACCTTGACAGCGTGGGAGAAACGGATGTCGTAGGACTGGTTGGGGTTCTGGAAGGGGTTGTAGGACTGGATAGGAGCCGTCTGAACCTGCTCGATAAGAATATCACGTGGGGCACAGGCCATGCGCTTCCTCTCGTCGTTGGACACGAGGGCGTAGTTGGCCCACACCTGCACGGAGGAGAGCTCGGGGAGGGTGGTGCCGAAATCAGCGAGGACGGGCACACGGGAGATGACCAGGGATTCGTTGGTGTCGTTGTAGGTGATGAGGTCCCAGGACACGAGGAGCTCAAAGTAGTTGCGCAGGGAGAACTGGATGCGCATGTCGTTGTAGGGGAGGGCGGCCGTGGGGAGGGCCACACCACTGTCCCTGGCGTAGAAGAAGGGGAGGGGGAGGTTGAGGGTCTTGGCGGGGAGGACCTTGCGGGGGGTGATGAGGTCGTCGGTCATACCAATCATGTTGAGGTAGCCAACCTGCTTGCCGGCGGGGGTGGTGAAAGCCGACCAGAAATCGAGCTGGTAGTTGTCGAAGCGGGCAGCGACGAGGTCGTTGAAGGTAACGGCGGCCTCGCGGATCATGTTGTGGGCAACGTTGGGCGACCAAGAGACATAGGTGTCGATGGTCACGTCGCGTCCGTCCCTTAAGCTGTTGATGGCGGGGATGGAGGTGATGGGAGGAAGGAGAAGGCGGAGCCACGTGTACATGAGGTAATCACCGGCACGGGAAATCTGAACGGACCACTCCTGGCCAAAACCAGGCGTCCCACTGGCCCTTGAAAGAACCACGGGCACCTGCGTGAACCATGTCGATTTACGGGTAGCGCGCACAAAGTAGGCGGTGGCGTCGGGACCACCGTACATGTACTTTTCGAGTTCGTCAAAGGTCGCAAGATCAATAAAACCAGAGGTGAGATTGGAAGTGACAATCGACATATTTTTTGATAATTTTGTTTATACGTCCCAAGAAAAAAAAAATTTATCAAAAAAAATTTTTTTTTCCGAGAGCGATTTAAGACATTTTTTTTAGGGTTGTGAAAACATGCGTTAGGTTTATGGGTACGATAACCCTTCTTTTTCAGAAAAAAGGTGTAATTGGATATTAAATTGTCTATAAATACGTTTTATAGTGGTGAGAAGCTTTATATTCACGTCACCAAACAATACCACAATCTTTTGCATCCCAGGGTAAAAATCACCGTAACTGAGTATCTGTCCTAGCCCCTTTCCATTCCGAGAATTCTTTAATTTCTATTATGGAGGTCTCGGTGAGAATATCTATGTACCCGGCAACTGTCTCAACTTCTTTCTTACCATTCAGCATTGCACATAATTCATCTTGGATCTTTTTCTCTTTCTGTTCATTTTCTGAAATCTGCAGTCGACACAAATTTTCACAGTACATGGCGTCGTTCTGTTTGTCAACTTTTTTCCATTCCTCGATCCATTCCGCGACTTTGATAGTAAATAAAGGGCTCATCCAGGTCCCTATTATTGTGGCGACCTGTGGATGCACCCATGTGCCTTGGTCCTTACAATCATGTCCCTTTCTAGTACCTTTGGTGATTTGAACGATTTCATTTTCAGGTAAGGAAAGGTTCATTTGTAAAATTTTTAAATATTCTTTAGTATTTTTACTCCTGTAAAAGTCCGCAAAGAGTCTGTTGACACTCTTACACATATCCGTGGCGCTAAAATACCCATCGGCTACCCGTTGTCGGACGTGTCTATCTTCATACACGTGAAGAATATATTCTTTTCCATCTGTCGAGAGGGGTCCGTGAAATAAAGAGGTAATCGAACTTTTTTGGTCTTCCTTAAGCGTATTCATTTTTTGTGCGCCGTTCGTCTTTTTTTTTCGTCTCTTTCAGTTTTCCAAGAAACCCTGACGACCTTACTGAATCAAATATACAACAAGCCAAATTGCGATATAAATAATAATGACTGATTGTTAAGATAAGGTTTCGGTCAGCTCTGTAGATTAGAAAGAAGCTTCAATATTTTCAGTCGCACTACTCACAGGCAAAGGCTGATGGTGCAGAGGGTGTAGGTGCAGAGGGTGTAGTTAATGGCGACTTTGTCCGGATGGCAGTGCACAGCGCGTCCATGTGCATGGTGTTATACCCTTTTATGTGAAGTGACTTTGCGAGCCTGTTCAATTCGTCGCGGGAATAGCGGTTGTTGGACCGTGTCTTGCTCCCACACGGTCTGGAAGGGTCAAACATTATTGCTTCTATTTTTGTTTCCCGGCAATATTAATTTTTTTTTAATTCATCAGGCTGAAGCGCGTCACCAAGAGGTTCTTGTTGGGATTGCTTGCCTTGAACTGGTTCTTGGTGACGAACAGTTGTCGTCCGGGGGCAAAGAGAACTTCCATTTCTTGAGGGAAATAGGACAAGGATCCCAGAAACAAGCACCGGGACCCGGGAAGTATTTGAAGAGTGAAAAGACAGCAGGCGCTCTTGGGGTCCTTGAATTTGAGACCGACCTCGATACCAAGGCTTGTGGACATGAAGGTTTCATTGAGAAACACATTGTTCTTATTCGCCGTTACAAAGCTGGCATCATTCACCCCACGGTAGGTGTAAAAACCAGGGGAGGGAACCCGGGGTGCATCGCTAATAATAGCGTTGAGGTGCAGGGCGTACTCTCCCGCCCACGTGTACCACATCTTTTCTGAAATGCTATCGACTTCTAAATAAAAAAACATGAGAATGGGGTCGTAGGCCTCGTCGAATGGTAGCTTTTTAATGTGGTCATACGTGTCTCTCCACCGTGTTTCAACCGTAAGGTTGCCTCCATGTCCACAAAAGGCTATCCATTTTTCAAAGGTGGAAAATTGGCGTGTGTGGAGGTACATGTCGAGGGCTAAAGGAAAGATGCGTCTGCTGTAATTCGTACGGAATTCGGTATCCACCACGTTCTTGGCGGAAAACGTGCCGAGGATAAACGAGTTGCAAATCTTGTCTCCCGCGTACGAATAGCAAAGCAAACGAACCTTGTTCATCCATGGAAGACCTACGATGTAGTCTTTCTGTTGCTGGAACCATTGTTTCGGAAAGGTATTGGCGACATTGGAATTGTAGAGGTAGTGGGGGTCGGTTTTGGCTTTGAGCATATTGAAGTCCGTTCCGGTCATTCCCCGGTGAAAGGCGAAATGACGACGTTTCAAGGGTTGAGATATTTTTCCTTCCAACACCTCGAGAGTCCCTATAGAATTCTTGAGTACAAAGTCGTAGGCGTCCACCTCGAGAAATAATGTGTCTTGTTGGGGTACCGGTCTCGAAAAATTGTGGAGCCATTTCTTGAGCGCGTCGACCGTTTTTTGGGGTAATTTTTTGATGGCAACAAATTTGATATCCATGTACCTTTTCTTGAGGAGCCGACAGTAGTCGACAATCATGACGGGTTTTTTTCCCTGAAATTCAGGGAGGTCCTTGCACTCGTTCTTCCACAGGGCCTTGAGCTCCGGAAGGGTGTACCTGTTTTTTTTCTTACTCGTATTTTTTCCACAGGGACGGTTGGGGTCTAAAAGGCATAAGGCTGATGGAGAGGCTGTTGGTGCAGAGGCTGGTGCATAGGTTATCAGCGACTGTGGCGACTGTTGTGCTCGGATGGCAGTGCAGAGCTTGTCCATAGCCATGGTGGAGTATCCTTTTATGTGAAGTGACTTTGCGAGCATGTTCAACTCGTCACGGGAATAGCGGTTGTTGGACCGTGTCTTGCTCCCACACGGTCTGGAAGGGTCAAACATTATTGTTTCTGTTTTTGTATTCGGACAATATTAATTTTTTTTCAACACGGCTTTTGTAGTATGCCTCTGCAAAAATACAAAACACGTGGTCGGAGCTTTTTTTTCCATTTTTTTTTTGTTTTATCTTGCAATAGATAGAGAGAAGGAATCGCCGGAAATGCGAGTCGCCATTATATTTTACGGACTCATGAGGAATTTAAAGGCCACGTTCCCGTCCATCCAACGACATATTTTCAAGAGCTTGCGAAGGGCCGGTATCGAATTTGACGTGTATTTGCATACGTATTATCTGGAAGTGTTGTCCAACCATCGTAGCAAGGAGGAAAACGTGCCCCTGGACAACGAGGAATGGAAGATGCTGTATCCCAAAGAATACCTGATAGATTACCAGGACGAAGTGGATAAGATTCTGCCTCACGACGAGTTTTGCAAGTTGGAAAACCCGTGGGCGACGACGGACCCGACGCGTAATTCCATGCGGAATCTCTTGAGACAGCTTTACTCGCTGAAAAGGGCGTGGAGCCTGTTGGAAAATACCGACGGTACATATGACGGATACCTGATTTTGCGACCGGACTTGCAGTACATGAATCCTCTCGAAATTCACCGCCGCCTTCCCGTCAAGCCAATGCAGGTCTATCTACCGGAATGGGGTGCAAACCAGAAAGGGGTCAACGACCGCATCTGCTTCACATCGTACGAGGGTGCAAAAACCGTCATGAACCGTTTGGACCGTGTGATGGAGTATGGAAGACAAAAACCACCGCACTCGCAAATATTTCTAAAGCACGTCCTGGAAACAAATCACCTGGAAACACGCCTTCTCCCGATTTACGGCAAGCGCGTACGCGCAAGCAAGAACGATGATGAGGACACGAACACCGACGACGGTGCCGATGAAAAAACAAAGGGGTGGTATCACAAGGCACTCGAAAATTTTGAATCGAGAACGAGTGACGCGTTCTGGGCTCTACAGGGTCCTGTTTTTCAAAGCGTCGATTCGTTTGACGGCGGTCTCGCTAAAAATATTGAAAACGCATTTAAAGAAAATTGTAGCCTGGAATAAATAATCTCTTCTCATGAATTCATACAACACTTCTATTGATATCGTGAGCATCCATAACACTCTGGTAAGAAAGTTCCAGCAGACCGATGTCCCTTCTTCCTCTCCTTCTCTTCCTGTGACCGGTCCCGTTGATGAGTACCAAAGGTGGAAGGACCTGTATGATTCATTGCAGTCGAACAATAACGCGTCCAAGAATGTGGTCAAGGACATTAAGACAAAATTGGACACGTTGGAAAAACAAGGAGCGAGTCCACCGGACCGCAGTTTTTATTTTTATTTATTACGGGCGCTCCCGTTGCTCGACCAGTACTGTGCCATCAAAAAGTCGCAAAACAAGATTCATTTCGTGATGAGCAACAAGCATGAGGAGGAGGACGAAGAAAAGGAAAAGGAAAATCCGGCACAGCAGATGGAAGATATCGTCAGGGAGTACATGAGTATCGTAGAAAGTTATTTCCCGCGTGAGTACAGTTCTAGCCAATGGGACAAGATAAGAGTGGACGAGGCGCGGGAGAAGGAAACCCAAATTCAAGCGGTGGCGTCAAAGTCCATGTCAAAAATAAAGTGCACGCTTTGCGGTAGCGACCAGGATTCCTTTTCGCTTCACGACAATCATTTTGTGTGCGAAAAATGCGGGTACGTGAGCACGACCACGACGCATACGAGCATCTCGTACAAGGACATTGACCGTGTGAATATTTCTTCGAAATACACGTACGACAGAAGGACGCATTTCCGCGATTGCATCAACCAGTTCCAGGGGAAGCAGAACGCCTCGATCGATAACAAGGTCATGGACGACCTCATCGAACAGCTTGTCCTCCACGGCCTCGTGCAAGAAAATTACAAAGAGGTACCCAAGTCGGTGGCGTTCCAGGACATTTCCAAGGAACAGATTCTTTTATTCCTGAAAGAAACCGGTCATACGAAGCATTATGAAGATTTGGTGCTCATCTACCACCAGCTGACGGACAAGCCAGCGCCCGACATTAGCCATCTGGAGAATGACTTGTTGAGGGATTTCGACATGCTGGCGGACTTGTACGACAAGAAATTCAAGAATTCGGAGCGCAAGAATTTCATTAATACCCAGTATGTTCTCTTCCAGCTCTTGAGGAGGCACAAGTACCCGTGCAGAAAGGAGGATTTCAATATCCTCAAAACCATCGACCGGAAGTACTATCACGACACCATCTGTGCGGAACTGTTCTTTGCGCTGGGGTGGAATTTCCAGGCGCTTTTCTGATTTCTATTTTATTTTTTCCAACAAAATAAAAAGAATGCCCCCGAAACAAAAACAAAAACAAAAAGAGTACAAGGCCTACTCCACCAAATTTCCACCGCAACTCCCTCTTGCCGACATCCGTCACGTCCTCGGACCGGACGTCTTCCTCGAGGTCTTATTTCCAATAGGAGGCAAGGAGAGGCGTATCTTCTTCTTTGGGGAACGGCACGGTATCGAGATGGACAATGAGTGTTTCAAGAATCCCGGGTCGACCGTCACCTTCCCGGGGCTCATCAATTCATTGTTGGTCGCGAATCCAGGAAAGCTCTTGGATTTGTACGTGGAGCTCCCCTACCGAAGGAGCGACCGCATCTTTTGGGCGGATAACAATATCACCCAGCAAACGGTGATCAACGGATTTAGCGCACCCCCCTTTGGTGCCTGTCTCACCTTTAAGAAAAAGGACTGTCCCTTCCCCAATTTAAGGGCACACTACATCGACTACCGCTCGACGCACGCCCTAAAAGGTCATGACCTGGCTCTTTTCCTGGACTTGTACCGAGAGCTCAAGGAGTATGACGAACTGAATCAAGGGTTACACAAGGAGTATACCTGGAAAGGCTTCCAGACCGCGCTCTTTGATTTTGTGCGCACGAACCCGCGATTGCAGAAGCAGTACGCCACGATTCCTCCCGAGGTCAAGACCGTGGTCTTCTCGTCCATCGAAAAACGAATGGAGGAGTACCTCGCCTTTGCCACGGAGCTGTTGGACAACAAAACCCGATTGGAGGTTTTTTTGGGAGTGGTTCGATTCAGCATCCCGGCGCTTCTTATGGATTTGTACGGGTTTGGGCGCATGCTCCGTGAGTTTGTCAACGCCCCGTCCCCCAACACGCTTCTGGTGTACACCGGATTTTGCCACACGGAAATCTACGTGTCACTCCTTCTCAAATTAGGAGGCTCTATCGTTTCGCAGAACCGGCCGGTACCGACGTGCGACCCCCGTGTCGAATTTTCAGAGGCTGTGTTCCGGGGTTGGAACCACTGCCTGCCCGTCACGGCCCTGGGGTCTCTCCTTTCATAAAGTGGGCAAAAGAAACACAGGATAAATAAAGGCATGGAGGAAGCCTTTTTTTTTTAATTAAAAAAAAAAATAGTGCCATGAATAGATAGATAGAACAGTCAGCATGCCAGAAAACGAAGGATGCCAGAGCACCCGTTTTCCCAACGTGATTGCGAAAAACACCGTGTACGTCGGCCAGACCAAGGATGCCCCGCGAAATAAATGCGCTTCCAAGGCTTGCGCCGAGCGCGGTTCACCCAACCACCCTGCCTCCGGCACGGTCGAGGCCCTCTCTCTCATTGCCAAATATTTTGTGGCGGGCGAGCCTTCCACCATTGCGTACTTGAGCGGTACGTTTGACGGGGATGCGACGGCACCCATTGTCATCCCGCCGTGGGTGTCGATGATTGCGCTTATTGCGGACGCCGCAATTCTTTCCAGTCCTTATGGGTACGTGCTGGGGGATACCGCGATTGCGGATAGTGCTGTCCAAGTACGTGACTTCAGATTTTTACCACAAAGAATAGAGCGACTCCGAATGGAACCACTTCTTCCTCCTCCTTATTACGTTACATCGTACCTGACCGCTGCGTACTCCGTTCTGAAGGGCGTTGAATTGATACTCGAGAATGTCACCGTAACGGTTACTGGCGATGCGTTGAGCCTTTCCACCTCGAATTTGGCCACGCTAAAGGCGACGATAACATCCTCAACGTTTGTTTCCTCCAAACCGGGCGCCACCGCCGTTTCCTTGTTGTCCAAAGATAACTCGGCATTGTCGGCGACATTGACGGGAAACACGACTACTGTTTTCCAGGGTATCGCGTTAAACTTTGGAGCACAGGACGCGTCCTCTCTCGACCTTTCCGACTTCCAAAGTAAAAGAGAGGATGTGGGTACGGAGCTGTCGTCGGTCCCTTTCACAATCTGCAAGGGAACGGGTACAAGCACCCTTTCTTTCACGGGATCGGAGAACGTATGTTCCGGAAACACAAATGACGGTGTCCCCCTCTTCCTTACGTCTCTTACAGGCAGGTGCAGTGTGGTAAAACGTTGTAGCGGTAACAATGTGACGCAGAGAGGACAAGGCGTTGTGTCATCTCAAGATGTCATAGAGCTTGCCAAGGTGGATTACAGCTCGACAAATGTACGAATGACCTCCAATGGACCCCGGTTTTTACAAAAAATATCATCAGACGCGTTACAACAATCAAGCACGAGTAACAATTTTTTTGAATATACCGGAGGTGAGCCTCTCTCCGAACCCACTTGTTCTATTGTCCTTTCAGGGCTCGCAAAATTAGTCAAAAAAAGCACCGGGAACAACTATCTCGCGAAAACTGCCGAGGGAGTGCCGTCATACTTTATTGACGTAGCGGACGGTGCAACGTTTTCTGGAAACTCGACCAATCTAACCTGTGAAAACAAGGGTCTAGGAAACGGTAAAAAGTATGTTACACAAGGCGAGGGTGCCACTCTCCAGGAATCAATTTCAAACTGCCAATCTGTAGGGACGGGGACCCTCCTCGAGCTTCAACAGGCGTCTTCGGGCGGCCTTACGTTGAGCAGCTCGCACAGTACATGGAGACAGACGGATGTTTCAAAGGTGCCTTTGCAGAAAGTGAGTGCAAACGGGGGTACAATGTCTACGTCCTATGACCACGACTATGTCGAGGCAAACAACTCAGCAGGTATTGCAGCCATTTTTACACAAATTGGAGGTAATACCGTCACGGACCATCAAGGGACCAATAATACCACCGTGCAATTAGGAGACGGAGATGTATTCGACGAGAAATACCTGGAGGATAGCAAGAATACCATTACGGTGTCCGGGTGCAAGGGGTTAGCATCGACGGGAACCGTACGCAAGCTTTTGGTGAAGACCTCGAAAAATTTCGTTCAATCCTCTACGAACATGCACATGGAACAAACGGAAGATACGCCAATGCCTCTAAAAAGTTCTGATTATTCGGGTACGGGTACCGCAAATACCACCTCCAATGGGTCAACTTATGTAGGGCGGACCTTGGGGGGACCAATGTCCCAGAACCGTCAAAATGCGGGTATAAAAACTGTCAACACAAGCAACCTTAACGTCTCGAATCCGAATGGCGACATTTCTTCCGTGGTAATGTCAGGCGACGCGACAAAAACTAATTCTTCTTTAGGAACAATTATAAACGCACCCATCGGAACATGGAAAACCATCTCTTTATCTGGAAAGGCAAGTTTTCAGTCACGTCATGCGTCGGCCCAAATTAACACGAAACAGCTTTTGAGCACCACCACGACCGAAGACGCCACCGCCTCCCATACTTTCCAAGGAAGCGTTTTGAACGCCTTCAGCGACGACCTTCCCGCCTTTGACCTTGCCGGAAAGAACATCGATTTGAGAGCGGATTCCTGTGAACTCCTAAAGATAGGAAAGGAATCACTGATAAAGAGCGTCGGAGCGGATATTTTACTCTCCGGAAACACCCTGGGTCGTGCAAATGATGATATGACGGAAACCTCGCTTATCGATGCCAACGGAGGTTCCTTTCTGACTTCCAATTCCACTCTGTCGGTCGGGAACGGCACCCTGTTGAAGGCGATTGGGAACACCGCTACCAAGATCGAGACGTCAACGGTGACGGGGGGCGCGGACGCCAAGCCGACCTTCCAGATTGCAGGACTGGTCGGAAAAGGACTCCAACTGACATCTTCGGTCATTTTTTCCAATGGACTCATGGTGGATGCATCTTTCGACGGGTCCCCTTTGACCATGACAAGTCTCCAGACGTTGGTGGGAGCCGGTAAACTCGTTTATGACGGTGGAAACGCAGGAGTGGTCGACACGGGAGGCAACTGTGCCCACGCAGGCAGTGCGCGTGTGTCACCCTTTACCAACGTGACCACCATTCCCGCTAGTCTCACGAAATTTTAGGGTTACTCGGTCCAAAAGAAAAAATGATGCTTTTTACAAGTTATACACCTCACCAAAGTACAACAAACCAACACACAACACAAAGTAGAAAGCCTAACACTATTGTTTCTACTTTTTTTTTTTACAGACAAAAAAAATATGGAGCCCCCTCCGTTCCTCCAGGAGATGGAAATCCATCCAAAACTCACCGTCAAGGCATTGAGAAATACTCTGAAAGAACACGGGTTCAAACACAGTTTTGCGAACCGCCAAGAATTGGAGGGTTACCTCACCAGGTTGCGGTGGCCGTACGACATGCCGTGGCGCAAGGAACAGCGGGAATGTCTGGAGAAATTCGGCTCCACGGAATGGGACGAGCTCGTGGTGCAGGCTATTTTTGGGGGTGGTAAGACGACGATGATGCTTGCAATGGTCCAGCACCTCATTCTCCAAAAACAGGACCAGGTCCAGATTTGCGCGTTCAACGTGTGCATCAAGAACGAAATCAAAAAAAAACTAGGGTTCCTTAATTTCCGCAAGCGGGTCCAGACCTTTGATTCCATCATCTATGAATTATGCGCCGAGCTCGGCTACGAGAATCTGCGGGTGCTCGATTTCGAGGGCAAGCGCAAGTTTGTGCAACAGCACCTGTCCGAGGTCAAGGGGCTCGAGGACATCCGCTACCTCTTTGTAGACGAGGCGCAAGACCTCGAGACATTTGCGTACCACGTGTTCCGAAAGCGCTATCCCAATGCCAAGAGGGTCCTGGTAGGAGACGTCTTCCAATCCATCCAGAAGGAGCCTAGGGAGAGCATGCTCTGGCACCTTATGCGAAAGCCCGAAGACCCCCGGTGTGTGCGGTACAGCATGACGGACACACCACGCGTTCCCCAGACTGTGCTAAACGAGGTGCAGAGCGCGCTCACCACGTTTTATCCCGAGTTCTCGTCCACCATTGAAAAATGGACCTCGAGTTCTCTCGTGAAAGGAAACGTACCCATCGTGTGGACGCCGTTCGAGTCCTACAAGAGCGTGTATGAGGATATGTTGCGCTTCATCCAGGAGAAAGGTCCCGAGAACGTCATGATTCTCACCTTTAGCAGTGCCATCACCGTGCGGGGGGCTTTGGGAGACGTGTCGAGGGTCCGTCAATTTCTGATGCAGAATGGCATCCCCGTCAACTCGAACCACAAGCGACTCAAGGACGGTTGCGTCTTCTTGTCCACGGCCAACAGCTCCAAGGGCCTGGAGAGAGACCACGTCTTTGGTTTTTTGAGCTTTCCGCTGGAGCTGGCGTTTGCCAATTTCTCGGACGACTTGGTGGTGAACCTGACGACGGTGGCATTGTCGCGGTGCAAGAAGAGTGTGTCGATGCACATTCCCAAATTCCAGGACCGCTTCAGCAAGGTTCTCAAGCTGTACGAGTCGTGCCCCAAACCGCTGGTCAATCCTTCCAAACCCGTTGTCTCCACCAAGAAAACCAACAAAACAAACGCCGACACGTTTTTCGAGGACAAGAGGGAGAACAAGCGGGATATGCTCGAGAAGGAACATTCCATCACCGAAGCACTCCGTCTGTCTATCCTCCGCTTCTCGACCAAGACGTTGCTCAAAAGCTTTGTAAAAAAATACCGGACGACGGTGCTAACGCAGCAGCACATGCACAAGATTCCGGTGTCCGAGGAGGACAGCACGTTTTGTGGTGTGGTCTTTGAGACACTCACCCTCTGTGAGTGGAAGCACGCGTGGCCCCGGAACAGCGCGACAGACGGCACGTTTTCGCACCACGACATTTTCCAGGCGTTTCAGAGCCGGATCCACGCGCTGCGCAAGGAGTTTACCGTCTTTTGCAAACGAAATGGCAACGTGTCCAGCCTCCCGGTGCATAAAAAAGTCGAGGGTGCGTGTTTATACGCGAGGCTCCACCTGGCGTGCTTCCAAAAGATTTTCTGTCGCGCCAACCCCGAGCTCCAGCAGCGCATCCAGCGGCACTGGGCGTCCATCGGAACCACGGTCGCCTCGCTCAAACCGGCGGACGCGGACCTCGCGTCTCTCAAGGTACAGCACAATCTATCGATGCCCTTTCTGAACGGAATTGCCGACGCCATCCTGCTCCCACCCGCAAAATCCACGAGTTTGTTGGAAGTGTTTGAGATCAAGGCGTCCAAGTCGACCGATTGGCAGGAGAACGCCATGCTCCAGTCCATCCTGTATGGGATTGCGCTCGGCAAGTCCTTGTTCCGTGTGCACTTGGTCAATGTGTTTTGCAAGGAGTCGTGCTCGTACGTGGTGAATTTTGGCAAGGACTTTTTCACCGTGCGTGACCAGGTGGTGTCCGACGTGATGCAGTGGAACCTCAACTGTTTTCTGTGCAAGAATGTGACGTACCACGACCCGACCAAAAAGACGATGAACATCCAGGGTACGTTTTTCCTGGATGGACGCCTCGATCCGCCACCTCCAAAAAAAGCCATGGACACCAAGGAAGACGCAGCAGAAAATGGTGACCCGGAGCCCAAAGAACAAAAGCCCATTTTTTTTCTTGCCGAGGCGGTCAGCCCTACCAAGACGTACATGCACCCCATCACCGACCTGGAAGTAGACCTGGCTCAAAAAATTCGGGACTTTGGCATCCGCAAGATTATTGTGGGACGGCATCTGGAAAAATTTCCTTTGGAGACCATGTTTCCCAACCATTCCGGTATATTCCGGCGTCTCAAGTGGTCCCAGCCGTGTTTTACGGTCGATGCCTCGTGGCAGTATTTCCTGAACCAGATGGGGTGGTACAAGCACGAGTACGACCCCGACCACAAAAAGTCGTACCTGGAGTGGCACCTCCCACAGTGCAGTTTCATGGTGCAGTGGGCTTTTCTCTGCACGCAGTACAATGTCGAGAACTAACAATGTAACTTGAATAAATTCATTTACTATCATTCAGTCTTTTGGAATGATATCCTCTGTTCACACCAATCCGAGCCATGTCGCAGGGACATTTGTAAGAACGGTGATGCTGTTTCCCGCAAGCTGTTTTAAAAATGTAACGTCCTCGGACAGCAAATCACCGCGTTCTATCGCCAATTGTATATGCATTATTTGAGTCCCCACGCCTCCCGATGTTACTTGCCGTGCAACTCCGCCCAATTTAGACATTGCGGTATCGAAATTTGACTTGGATATTCGTTGCCTGCGAACGGCGTCCATAAAATCATCGGTGTTGACGAGAGATTTACCATCCACGTCTTTTATCGTTCCGTCTCGGAGACATTCATCCAAAAGACGCGTGTATTTTTTGTCATTTTCTAATAATGAACCTTTACCACCTTTTACAACAGAGGACGTGATTCCCGCCTTTTCGACAAGTTGTTTTGAAGCAACCACCAGTTCTTTGCTGTGTATTCCACTTACTTCCGGATGATAGATGTATCGGTACAAGTTGTGGACGGGCGCGGAAAGCTTATCAGGATTGATTCCAGTTTTTGCACGTTCAACCATTTCTTGTCTACTATAGTGCGCCATCACCAAAGAATCTCTGGAAGAAGGTTTCGTCAAGGAAGAATGTTCACCAATACCGGGTTCCGCGAGAACGGATGACTTGGATGTAGTGGTTTCTCTTCCGGTCCCGAGGAAGTTCTCTTGAGCATGTGGCGTTTCGACCCTCTCGCCATCGTCCAGAAGTTTTGAAGTAATTCCTGTTCTGCCTTTGTTGCGATTCCTCCTTCTGCCTTCTTTGCTGCCACACCCACCCCTTTTGTGGAAAAGAAGTCTTTTGCTGCTTTCCCTGCCAAACCCAAAACCGCGCCTCCTAACGCCATCCCTGTGTTCTCGGCAGCGATTTTCCAAAATTCTCCTGATGTCATTTTCACCCCTTTTCCCTTGTCGGTGAGTTCGGTTCCAGCGGCATCCAATGCAGTAGAGGCCACCACGCCTAGAATCCCCGCACCCGCCGCCAATCCACCAAGGAAACTCAAGGTACGTCCAAGCCATATGTCGACTTCCTGTTTGGCGGTGTAATTATTTTTACTTCTTCGCGTCATGTTTAATCTCTCTCAATAAAAAAAAAGGACCGTATTTTTTTTATTATTATTACATCGCGCTCAAGTCACCAACTATTCTTCTTCTTCTTCGTTCGTTATTTTTGTTTCGTTGGTCGAACTCCTTCGGGCAGCGCAAGAGATTGATTCGTAAAGGTAGTTCTTGTCGACTTTTTTTTCCTTCACTCAAAGAGGTCACGGTGAGTCCTCCCCCAAAAAATTAAGAACAAGACTAACCCACCGTTCCAAGGATTTTTTATTCATTGATTTACCAAACATGTTTTTTGTAAAGAATTGAGAAACAAGATTTTTTTTTTCAAAAATGAAAATCATACTTACCTTACCATTGTAATAGTCTTGAGACCTATCTATTTAATAGTACAAGTTTCCAAATAAAAAACATGCGGTTCCTCTTGGTCTTTCTTACCACTATTACTACCATTGTCCACGGGTTGCTTATCCCGTTTCATCCCATGAGCCCACGGGAGCTACATCCCGAATCGCTCAAGCTGTGTTTGAATTGCAAAGAGGTTAGAGAAGACAAGAAAGGAAGAAGTCTTGTTTGTAAATTGTTTGGAAAGACGGACCCTGTGATGGGGTCCATCTTTTATGAAACGTGTAGGACCGCGCGGTCTAATGAAACCCTGTGTGGTTCTGCGGGACGCTACTTTTATCATTATTCCTCATCATAATTTTTTTTTGTAAAAAAAAAAAAGTTTCCATGGTAGTAATAATAATAACAACAATGAGTTTGATACAACAACAGCAAGCGGTTACCATTCAATACATTGCATTTCCCAATGCGTTTGGATTGGCCGAGTGTGTGTACATCAACGACCACGGAAGCATTAAGAAAAAGTCCCTCTCGACGGTGTTTCTCAATAGCATCAGTTTCTATACCTTTTCCACTCCTATCGCATTAGGGACGACGATTACTTCAACTAACTTTACATATTTAACCCCAACTACATCCCCAACAAGTACTGCCTCTTTCGCGACCAACGTGTACATGGCGTCTCCCTATGCCGACACGAGCGGGAATAACGGAGTGCTACAGGTCGGTAATATTTACTGGAACTTTGATGATGCCTGTTTCTACGGGTATATATGCGTTCTTATTAACCTGAATTGCGAAGGTTCTCCACCTCTCAACACCTTTGTGAATTGTCTCATCACGGGCGCTCTCTCGTCGTCGGCTTATACCGCAACCATTACATATATTAATCCCATTGTCCTTACAACTACCATGTCGGTCTACGACCCTCAAGCACCTCCCAATGGTGTTTATCCGAGTGTTTATAACGACAGCGGTGTTGCCAATGCCATTCGGGCGCGTCTCCGGGGAAACATTCAGATTTCTTTCCCGAGCGGTCCTCTTTACACGTGGCTCACTACCACAAACCCAAACAACCAGTACTTTTCCGCTGCGTATAGCCCCTTTTAAAAACTCAAGGGTATCCAGTGTTGAATTATTTTAGTTTTGAAATGTTTATTTTGCTTTTTTCCGAATTCGTAGCATGTTTGTTTTATTTAAAACTATTAAAGCGGGAATGTGACCAAAGGGGCCAAGAAATCGGTGATACGATGACGGACAAGGTCGTCAAAAGACAGTTTTTCCAACAGCGGAAGTATGTGGATAAAAGCGACGTCGACCCGGTAATTGTAATCGGTGGACCATCCCTGAACGTCGACCTTGATTTTACCCACAAAACGGTTCCTGTAATAAATCTCGAAAAGCGGGTTGAAACGAAAAGGGGTGTGGAGGAAAGGGTGTGCTTTTTTGCGCACAATGACCCATGACGATGTGTCCGGTGGTGGTGTATGATACACTCTCCTCGTTTCCTCGTTTCTTTCGACTTGCCAGCCAAAGGGTTGCATGAGGTGTTGGAAATCCGTCGTAAAATTCGAGTCCCAGCTCTGTATGGAGGGTACCGTTTCTACGTCGGGATCACTCGCCTCGAGAAGCATTTTTTGTATAATACGTTTCCATAAGCAAGGAATTTTCTCAATTTTTTGAAAAAAGTGATTTAAAGAAAGATTTTCAAAAAAAGAAAGAAAAAACAAATTGTCATAGAGCATGGAGAACGTAACCGTAAAATGTATGGACACAGACGACCACTTGGAAGTGTGGAGTTATAGCGAGTGTGGTAACGACAGCCCCCATGAAACAAAGGCACATCGTGGTATTATCAAGGACAAGGCAGGAAACGTGGTGGTTTCCTCGTTTGGCTACACGGATGAGTATACGGAAGATGACTGCGAAAAGATACAGAAAAAGGTGGGAGATAATTTGGACGACTGGATTTTCCAATATTCGGTAGAAGGGACACTCCTTCGGATGTTTTTCTATCAGGACCAATGGTATCTCTCCACCCACAAGAAACTCAACGCGTTCAAGAGCCGTTGGTCGTGCAAACAAACGTTTGGTGAACTGTTTGTGGAAGGATTGGGAGACATCTACGAGTCCGAAATCCTAGAGTCCGGAAACCTTGAGCACAAGTCACCCTTGGAGTGGTTGCAGGAACAGCTTCCTCGCGAAAATGTCTATTTTTTCCTTGTTCGTTCGAATATGCAGAACCGTATTGTGTGCCACGCGCATCATTTGAAAAAGAAGGAGAGTATCGTGTTCTTGGGTCACTACGTCCTCGGGTCCCATGAGAACTGTAAATTTGTGTATAATAATAAAGAAAAGTCGGAAGACGAAACGATTGCGGTGTTGCAGAAGATGGAGTGCCCTCCCACACTGCCCCATACCTTTTCGACGGTGGAGGAAATTGTGGAAACCGTCAAGACCATCGACCCCTTTTTCTTTCAGGGAGTGATTGCGTTTCACAAAACAGGGTTGGAGAGTTTCAAGGTGCTGAATAACGAGTATGTGCACTACTATAGCGTGAGGGGGAACAACCCCAACCTCCGATTCCGGTACCTCGAGATTCGCAAGCACCCCGAACTGGTCAAGCTGTTGTACGTGCTCTACCCCAAGTATACCCTCCTTTTTGACGAGTACGAGGGTGCGCTGTACGAGATCGCCAAGGTCATCTACCAGTTTTACGTGAATCGGTACATCAAGAACCAGTACATTACGCTTCCCCGGGAAGAGTACGTGTTGCTCAAAAAATGCCACCAATGGTATTTGGAGGACCGGAAGAACAATCGCATTTTTACCCAGAAAGTGCTGGAGCTTCTGGGTAACGAACCTCCCCTTTCTCTCTACAAGATGATTCGTCGTTTTCATCTGGACCGTGGAGACGGGCGTGGGGGCAATTATGCACGACCATACGCACCGAGCCATATGAAAATTGAGGTTCCCGTGTTTAATCAGAAACAGAACCGGGAATTTATGGCATCCCTACCACCCTTATCCCCTCCTTATGGGACGGCGACCGGGATGACCGGGATGACCGGGATGACGTGGGCCACGGTTATGGCAGAGGAAGAGGCAAAGGAAGAGGCTGTAGCTGAAGCAACGGTGGTACCGGATACTATTTAAAGTAAAATATATCGGGTATAAAAATGAGTCTAGAATTCGATATCGTGGTGTGTGTTGGACCCCGTGATATAGGTATCGTGACCAGTTCGGTGTCCTTGAACAAGAAAAATATTCTTGGGTACAGAAACCTATATTTGGTATGCGCTGACCCCACCATAACGATAGAGGGCGCTATCACTATCGATGAAAATATTTTTCCGTTTACGATGAAGGACATGGAGGAAAAGTTTGGGAAGAATCCTAGGAATGGATGGTACCTGCAACAGTTATTGAAATTTTATAGCGGGATGGTCATCCCGGGTATTCTACCCCAATATTTGGTGGTCGATTCGGACACCCACTTTTTAAAGCCTACCGCCTTTTTTACGGAGGAGAAAAAACAGATGCTGACGACCGGCACCGAATTTCACAAGCCCTATTTTTCTCACATGAACCGTTTGCATCCAATCTTGAAAAAAACACATCCCTTATCGGGAATATGTCACCATTGCTTTTTTGATACGGAATGTGTCTCCCAGTTGTTTACACTCGTGGAAGAGCACCACAATAATAAAAATGCATTTTGGGAAATTTTCTTACAGGTGATTGATAAAGGTGGGTATTTAGGCAGTGGAGCCTCCGAGTACGAAATCTACTTTACGTATATGTACATTTACCATAGGGATAAGATACACATCCGGAAATTACAGTGGGAAAACACAGGACAGTTGGATCGTGGTAAGAATTGTGATTTTGTGAGCGTTCATTGGTATATGAGACCAAAATAACGACCCCTGAATACCCGGTGTAAAAAAACATGTAAATTTTATTTTTATGTTTCGCATGAAAATAAAATGTCCATCCCGCAACCCATCACCGCAAATTATATTTTCCAGACGCTGGGCACTATTTTTTCTTTTGACAAACCACAGGTCAAGACAATCACACCGGAAAGTCCGTGCATCCTTTCTTCTCGCAATACCACGTTTGCAGAACTACAGCTACAAATACCAATTCATCTACAAGTACGACCTGACGGATTTTGTGGCAGGAAAAACAGACCCTGTGATTGCGGGCAACGTGGTCATTCTTTCCCATGACCAGATACGTCTCAACTACACCATCCCCCTGGTGCCCGAGATTACTATTAACGGGATTCTAGAAAATCCCGAGTTTTCCAGTCACCTGCCTCAACAAGATTGTTCGGGGGGATTAGGAATTACGGCAGGGCAATACGTGAAAAGCATCCAACAGGCGTTGCCCACGATTCTTTCCGAGTGTCCCGTGGATGTTACCGCGATTGCTAATTTTCATCCCGTGTACTACCTCGGGGAGTACACGTTTACGACGATTTGTGGAAAAATAACGACTAAAACCTCCACCGCAGGCATCATGAGGTATCGTGAATGTTCTCCGGGTTCGCCTATCAAGGTGCTCCTCTGGGGAACAGGGCTCATCGAGATTCCGATTCCGAGTTCGTGATTAGTATTTACTGTTGTGATTCCACTTTGGGCCACGATCGCATACGTGGAAAGAACGGGATAGCGAGACAAAAACGATTCCTGACATGTAATTTATTTTTTTTTTTTTTGATATTCTGATAGTAGAAAATGAAAAAAAAACACACCTAGATTTTTTTTCACGAGGGAGGAAAAAAGAGCTTTAGACGAGATCCTTTGGGGGGCACCATGTTTCCGGAATGTTTGGTAAAGCCTTCATAGTAGCTCCGAAGGCTGTTATACTTTAGGGTGACGGCCTCGACGACGTCCCGCGACACAAAAGAACGGCGTTCGAGGTACAGGACCTGCTTCTCTAGCTGGGACAAAAATCGATGGACACGGTGATGGTAGCAGGGGTCCTGAAGAACGTCCTGGTAGAGAGCGGGAGACGCGACCGCGAGAGATTCCATGTCCTTGAGCCCTAGGTATTCCATTACCGTGGCCAAGAGGTGGGACGGCAAATGTTCCATTTCCTAGGTCGCAAGGCTTACAAGGTCGCAAGGCTTACAAGGTCGCAAGGCTTACAATTGGTCGAGACGGATAGAAGCTGGAGCAAGCGAGGTGAGACGGGGAGGAAGAAATGCATTGGAAGTAAGCACAGAAGGAAAGGAAGAGAGTAACGTAGAAGAAGGAGGAAGGGTGGTGGGAAAATACACCTCGAAACGAACCACGAGGCTTCCTCGCTGATGCTTGTAGGAAAAACCGCGGAAGGGGATCACTTTTTCTAGCGGGCCCGACAGAATGTTGGCGAGTGGTTTGCCGGCCGGTTGGGAGAGGGTAACCGTCGTGGAATCCAGGAGGACGAGGTGTTTCTCGAACCCCAACAGGAATTCAGAAAGGGAAAGGGGAATCGTACACTCCACGTCACCAGGACTTTTGGAACTCGGACGGTAGAATGGGTGCTTCTTGTATACGACGACGATGATGACATCTCCCGTTTCACGACCCGGGTACTCATCCGCTTTGCCACGTATCAAGAGCTTGTTGCCCGCGGGGATGCCCTTGGGTACCGGAACGTCAATGACCTCCTCGGTGGTCGACGCATCGGTCTCGGAATAAAGGTACCCGTTGGCCTGGCACACGGTGCACTCCACCACGCTCTGGGATACGATTCCTATTCCTAATTTCATTTGCTGTATACGGTGCCCCTGCCCGTTACACCCCGAACATTTTTTGTTTCCCTTGTACTTTTTACGGAGGATGCGAAACGGCACGGTGGACCCCATCATTACCTCTTCGAGGGTTACCTCGAGTTGCATGTCTCGGGAAGAGCCTTTGCGGTGTCCACCTCCCATTCCTCCCATTCCTCCCATGCCTCCCATACCACCCATACCGCCCATTCCTGGCATTCCTCCAAACGAAAAGCCTCCTCCTCCTGGCATTCCCCCGAACATGGCCCCGAAGATATCCGCCATGTCGGGCATCTCCATATTGTTCATATCGACCGTTCCGAACCGGTCGTAGTGTTGTTTCTTTCCCTCGTCACTCAACACGCTGTACGCCTCGTTGATCTTTTTGAATTTCTCCTGGTCCCCACCACGGTCCGGGTGATGCTTCATGGCGAGCTTCTTATAGCTCTTTTTGATTTCCTCGGGAGAGGCGCTTTTCGAAACACCAAGAACGTCGTAGAGGTTTTCGGTTGTCATTTTGTTTTTTTTTCTAATGGAAAAACGTGTTTAAATACATTCATTGGCTTGCCTGAAAAAAAAAATATGGACAATTTGTGAGCAGTAAAAACCGCACAGGGTGCTTGCTTGCTTGCTCTACATTGGGAGAATATTTGACGAGTCCTGGAAGGGTACGCGACGAGCGATATTACCAATCTCTTTTTCCGGGGCTCGTCTCGTCTTTGTTTGGGTCTTTGAAAATCGCTTCACGGTTTCTAGTGACATTACCAGCCTCGAGGAATTTTTGCACAAGTGATATAAAAATTGAATGTTTCCCAGAAAAGCATTTCCGTACGATAGAAAAATAGTCATGAAAATTTTTGTGTATCAATGGCACGTCGGTGACGAAATGGACGAGAACGAGGAGCTGGTCACACGGATCCGGGCCTATGGTATTGATGAGGAACAGAATACGGTGTGCCTGCACATCCGTGGTTTCCAGCCATGGCTGTTCCTTGAAGTACGTAGTGGTCAGCCGTGGACCGAGTTTCGAAACATGGTCAAGAACAAGATTTTAGAAAAATACAGGGGTCCCATCGTGAAACCCTTTTCCCTGTCGTACAAACAACGACTGTATTTCCACCACGAGGAGAAAAAATCCCCCTTTATGAAGCTTTCGTTTCCGTCCAACCAGTCGCGGAGAAATTGCTACTATAAATTACAAAAACACCAGACGTATCTGTTGGGCAAGAAGACCGAGTTTTTCTGCCACGAGCATGAGGCGTCCCCGCTACTTCAGCTCTGTTGTAAACAGGACCTCCCGACCGCGGGCTGGGTCGAGTTTCACGGCAAGAAACAGCTTGCTCATCTCAAGATTACGCAATTAAATCACGAGTACGTGGCCGAGTACGAGAACATGAAGGGGATCCAAGACGATGCCCTGGCCGTCCCTCCTGTCACCGTATTGAGCTTTGATATCGAGGTGTACTCGACGAATCCGAAGCGCATGCCCGACGCGACGGTACCCGGCGATTGCATCTTTCAGATTTCGTGCGTGTTGGAAACGAAAAAAGGCGTCGCAAAGCACCTTTTGACGCTGGGTACTCTCCCCGAAAGCAAATCCAAAAACAGCGGTGGTGTGGGAAAAGGGGTCAAGGTGCACTGTTTTTCCCATGAAAAAGATTTGTTGCTGGGATTCCAGGCGCTCTTGGTGAAGGAGAACCCGCATGTGGTGATTGGATACAATATCTTTGGTTTCGACCTTCCCTACATGGTGGAGCGCGCCAAACTACACGACGTCATGGACTCGTTTGATATCTGGGGTATTCCTCACAAGAAGCACTGTCCCGTCAAGGAAATCAAGTGGTCGAGCTCGGCGTATTCGTACCAGGAGTTTCATTACCTGGACGCCGAGGGTCGTGTGTTTGTGGACCTTCTTCCCGTGGTGAAGCGCGAGTACAAGTTTAGCACCTACAAGCTCAAGACGGTTTCGACGTTTTTTCTCGGCGAGACCAAGGACCCGCTCACGCACCACGATATTTTCGACGCCTACCGCGAGGGCGTTCTTGGGGACGATACGGCAAAGCTCGCCGAGTGCGGCAAGTACTGCGTCCAGGATTCTCACCTCGTGTTGAGGCTGTTCCGAGTCCTGGAGACGTGGATTGGTCTCATCGAGATGGCCAAGATCTGCAACGTGCCCATCATGTCGCTCTTTACCCAGGGACAGCAGATCAAGGTGTTTAGCCAGGTGTACCGCAAGTGTATGAACGATGGGATCCTGGTCCAGTCGTTCGGGTCTCTGCCCAAGACGGCAGAGCTGGAGGACGTGGACACGTACTGTGGGGCGTACGTGTTTCCACCCAAGCCGGGAGTGTACGACTGGGTGATTCCCTTTGATTTTTCGTCGCTGTACCCCACGACGATTATCGCCTACAATATCGATTATTCCACGCTCGTCGTGGACGGTAGCCTCCCCGATTCGGCGTGTCACGTCATCGAATGGGAGGACCACATCGGGTGCGAGCACGATACCGACAAGGAAAAAAAGGACCGTATGGTGTGCAAAAAGTACCGTTTCCGATTTCGCAAGGAACCGATGGGGGTGATTCCAAGCCTTTTGCAGGCTCTGCTTTCACAGCGCTCCGAAACCAAGAAGCGCATCAAGTCGTTGACCGAGGATGAGGAGACCCTGAAAACGGTGCTGGACAAGCGACAGCTGGCCTACAAGGTGTCGGCGAACTCCATGTATGGCGCCATGGGGGTCAAGAAGGGGTACCTTCCCTTTATGCCAGGGGCCATGTCCACGACGGCCATGGGGCGGATGTCCATCCAGAAAGCCGCCGAGTACGTCAAGAAGAAGCATCAGGGACAACTCATTTACGGCGATTCCGTCGCTCCCGATACCCCGCTGTGCGTTCGGAGGGGCGACTGGGTGGATGTGCTGTCCATCGAGGACTTTTTTTGCAGGTTTGTGTGCGCACCGTATCCCCAGTTTCGCGTGGGGGATTCGACGCTTTTCCAAAAGGAACAAGCGGTACCACCCCCTGAATTTGAAATCCTCGGTGGGGACGGGTGGACCGGTATTCAGCGCGTCATTCGGCATAAAACCGTCAAGACCATGTACCGTATCTCTACCTCGTCGGGGATGGTCGAAGTGACCGAGGACCACAGCCTTGTACTGGAAAATGGAGACCTCATCAAACCGTCCCTCTTGACGACCGACCACGTCCTCCTGTGCATCCCCTCGGAAGAAACGGCACACATCGCCAAGCTTTTGGGGCTAGAAATGAACGACCTGAAACTGATGGATATCACACCCGAGGGTTTCTTGCGGATGAAACCCCATGCCACCCTCGTGGAGCATGCGCGTCTGGCGTGGTTTCTCCAGGGGAACTGGCCCGGATTTCGTTGGGTCCTTCGCGACGGGGAAATGCTCATCGATTTACACAACCAGAGTGGTGTCGGGAGGGGTCACGTCCTGGCTATCGAAAAGACGGTGTCGGAACAGGTTCGGACCGTGTACGATGTGGAGACTTTGGAGGGTCGTTTCCACTGTGGTGTGGGGGAACTTGTCGTCAAAAATACGGACAGCATCTACTGTCATTTCCACACGAAACAGGACTCCGAGACCATCTGGAAACTCGCCAAGAGCGTCGAGGGAGAGTTTATCAAGCTTTTTCCCAAGCCCATGAAGCTGGTGTTTGAGGAGAAAATCTACCAGACGTTTTTGATTTTGACCAAGAAGCGGTACATGGCGTACACGTGCGACGAGGACGGAACGCTGGACAAGGACCTGACGATTCGTGGGGTGTTGCTCGCCCGACGTGACAACTGTCGGTGGATTCGCCAGATTTATGAAAAAGTGGTGAGGAGCATCATGGACCGCGCCTCCCGTGAGGAGATTTTGGGATACGTCAACGAGGCGATCCTCGACCTGTTTCGTTGGAAGATAACCTCGGTAGCGGATTTTATGGTGTCCAAGCTCGTGGGAAAGGACTACAAGATTAAACCGCTTCCCGAGGATGCCAAAAAGTTCCAGAAACGGTGCCAGGACCTCCATCTGCGCGACGTACCCGAAAACATCGAGGTGGCTTCCATCGAACTATGCAACAAAAAGTTGCTCGAAGACCCTCTGGGTGTGAAGGAGCCGTGGCTTGTCAAGTATGTGGAGAAGGCACAGCCCGCGCACGTTCAGCTGGCGATGCGTTTGAGACGTCGAGGTCATCCCGTGGAAGCGGGGACACGGATCGAGTACCTGGTGATTGAACATGACGACGCCAAGGCCAAGCTGAACGAGAAAGTGGAGGATCCCATGTACTACCGCACCCACTGTGATTTATTGCGGGTGGACCGGTTGTACTACCTGCTGTCGTTGTCCAAGCCATTGGACCAGCTCCTGGAGGTGGTGTTTCACCTGAAAAACTTTTCCAAGAATCTTTGTGTCCTCCATAGCACGCACAAAAAGGTGATGCAGGAGCTGGAGGACAAGAACCGACCCCGTGTCTATTTCGAGGGGGAAGAAGTCAAGCCGGAGAAGAAGCCTGGACCCAAGAAGAAGAAGAAAGCGGTGGTCTTGTCGAAAAATCTTTACGATTATTTGGATGATTAAATAGATTTTTAGATTTGTGGGAGAAAAAAATATAATCTTGTAGTAAGATAGTTAGTTAAGAATGACTTTGGAATTTGTGCATATTCCAAAAACTGGAGGCACGGCGATTGTGTCCACCTATAAAGAATGTGAATGGGGATGCTTCGGGGACGAGTGCAAAGTTCGTCAAAGACTTCCTCATTACGACCTGAAACCCTGGGCGTTACCGTGTAGCTTTTGGCACAACCATACACTGATTGGCGCGCTCTACAAGGGTTGTAAAACATTTTGTGTGTTTCGTGACCCGATAGACCGAATTTTATCCGTGTATCGCTTTCAAAGGCGTCCCGACAGTGTGTTTACGTTCAATACCACCTTGCAACAATGGAAAGTCGAATTGGAGAAAAATCCATTCCTCTTGGATAACCACTTGGCACCACAACACCTTTTCGCAGCGCAATGCGACCATGTTTTATTATTTGATGGTTTGGAGAAAGAGGTCCATGATCTCGTTCAACAATACGGTATCACACCCCAAAAATTAGAAAAACAAAACATTTCTATTGGTCGTTATCGTCATGTGAATAATAAGAACATCATTTCTGATGAAAACATGGCGTGGCTTCGGACCTATTACGCCAAGGATTTGGAGTGGTATGACCGCTTAAAGAGAGAAAAGGGTATGTAACTATAAAAGAAAGAAGAATGGCGACCGGATACATAAATGTCAAAAAAGAGAAACTCCTCTTTAAATTTTATTTAGGTGAACCAATAGAGGAACGTAAAATAGGAAATTACGCGAATATTATAAACGGAAATCTGTATCTGGCACTGGGGAAACATTACATTATGTTCCATGTTAAGAAAGAACCTGTGGATACTAAATATTATGCAGATATTTGGAATAAAATTATTTCAATTGTTCCACTAAACGCCTCTTACAATCCTTCCTACAATCGTTTAGGCGATGGTATTATTGATTTTACAATACATATCAGTTTGGACGAATACTATGAATTGGTGATGGCAATGGATTTGTATTACAATCCGGTGGATGTTACTTTATCGTCATGTTGAATAAAGGGAAAAATGTGGTGGACCTCTACCGACAAGTTTCGATACGCCTTTTGACGGCGACCATGTGAGTTTCTTTCATTTTAAGTGGGGGTGGGAGGGAGAAAGGCGTGGAAGACCAAAGACACGTTGCGTCTTTTTGAGGAATGGGATGGGAAGAACACGGTGGCGTCCTTGTTCCACCTGTCGCGATATCGAGTCGTTCATTACAGGATGCCTTAACAACAAAATTAAATAGAACAAGAGGTTTGTAATGAATCACATTGAAAAGTCGTTTTTCCCCCCTCCATATCCGTAATCATTCCATTATTGGAGAGAATCGTCAAGTACCCACCTCGACGCGGTTCATTACCATTACCCACCGCGATGTAGAATACGGTGGATTGTGATAAGGGTTGTGGTTTTCCCGATCCGTAGTACGCATTCGCCCAGTCATTGCTATTGGAGCTTTGAAGTTGAATTGTGTACCAGTTGTCGTTATCACCAGAAGGGCTGGAAAAGCTTCCTGCATCGCAGCATGAACCGGTCGTGGTACATTCCCCGTGGTTGTAGAAAAGAGGAGTGTAGGAGGGAGAATAAACATTGTCGTAATGTCCAAGTACCCTAAATTGACCGCTTATCGGTTCTTGCAACAGTATATAAACGGCGTCACCGTCTAAAAGGGTAGTACGGTCCTCCGGATCACTTTTCTTTAGAAAGATAATAGACGCTGTTTTCCCTCCCAACCCCGTCAAGTAGTTATTTGTCGTTCCCGACATGGAAATAAATTCTAATTGGAAGGGGGCGCCAAGGTCTGGAAGGTTTATCGTCCAGGCATCTCCCGCGTTGATGTATTTCGCACCCTTTGCGGGATTGAACGGTGACCCGGTCAGGCTGTCGTACGTGCTCGCTCCAAAACAATTCGTTTGTCCTGACTGGCATCCATCCACCGCTTCCTTGATCGTCGCCGTGTTCCAGTCTCCGTTCGTTATGACTATCTGGTATTGCGGTTCCACGTACGCGCGTATGTCTCCGGTGGTCCCGTTCGTCTGGCATTGGTAATTCGTATTTCCGGCCATCATCGTTCCATTGCATGGTCCCCACGTGTTGGTAATGCCGGGAAACGCACCGCACGACGCTTGGTAGACATTGATGGAACCGGAGGATGCCCCTGATAGTGATGTTGTCGTCGTGGATGGTGGAGTCCAGCTCGGTCGGACGTTCTTGGTTGTCGTCACGGCCGTTCGCATCGACCCGTCCGACACGATACCCGTCTGCGAATACGTGGACAGCGCCGTTGTTGTTTGTAAGGTATTTGAACCCACGTTATTATTACAGTTGATAAGCTGGTTACAATACAGGGTACCGGACGCGTCCACGACCGCACCCATCCCAATAGTGTCCGTCGTAGCCTCTCCGATACAACGACCCGTGTTACCACAGTTTTTGAATGAGGTCTGGACCGCCCTCTCCTGTGGCGCCCCACCACAAAAAAATCCGCTGTAGCCTCTATTGTTTCCGCTACCCATGATTTGGTTCCCCACCCCGTCGAAGGACGAAGCACCCTCGGCCGTCAGAATTTGTGGATAGAGAGCCTCATCGAGCCCGTTGGCATTGAAGCACGCGTAAAAGTTATCTATTCCGGCAGGGACCGCTTGAAGTGTCTGTTCGGCGCTACACTCGGTCGGTACGGGAAGGCAATTGTACACCGTATTCCCGCTAGCGTCGTAATTAAACGTTTCCGACATGTTGAAATGACTCGCGTCCGCGGGGGATACGTGGGGTATCTCGTAGCAGTACTCGTCCGATGTACATTGGCTCGTACCGCACAAGGACACGCACCCCACACCGTCAGAGCACACGGTTCCCAGCCCACAGCATATCTTGGTGCCGTCCTTGGCGGTACAGACGTTGTTACAACAAAACGTTTTTCCGCTCCCCAGGGTTTGACACGGCTGTGAACAGCAGATACCATCATCACAAGGGTAATGGGTAGTCGTATTGCAGCATACGCCGTTGATACATTGGTTTCCGCGGGGACAATCACTGTTAGCGTTACACCCTTCCTCGCACGTCTGGGAAACAAGGTTAAGGAAAGACCCCTTGGGGCACTGGTTGAACGCATGAAATAGAAACAAGAAATCGACCACGACAATCGCAAGGGCGACCCCCATCATCGTCATGATGGTGATAAAGGGAACAGTTTTATAGACACCGTGGGTCCCAAATAACCTGAAATAATCCACTAGAACAATGGACAGGAGGATAATTTCCACAATACCCAAGAGGAGACCGAGAACGAGGTACGTCTTGTGGATAGAGGTGAGCGCGTACACGGTCTGTTTCTTGGGTGGTGTGCCCGTGAGGACGTGGGCGGTCTCCAAGGACCCAAAGAACACGCCGAGGAGAATAATGGAGGTTAACGCGCATAAAATCACCACAGAGAAGAGGGTGGTGACCCATGGCTGGCCCCGAAAGAGAAATTGATTGGGTTTTAAAAGGATAACCTTTTGGGAAGACGTTTTTGCCATATTTTTTATATTTGTGAAAAAAAAATATTTTTAATACTGCGGTTCCACCATGATTTTCAATTTGTTGCGCATCGAATCCAAGGATTCGAAAATTCAAGATAATAAACTAAAGAAAAACATTCTTTACACCGAAAAATACGAATGGCTTCCCGGGCATATATGGATTCCTAAACGATGAACCATGTATATTCTTTCTTCTTGTATGAAATTGGTTACTTTGGCCCAGTTCCACTCCACGCATTCATGTTCTGTGGGCATTTTTATTTGTTTGACGTGGGAACAGGACATTCCTATCAATCCCGTAATACAATCATTCGTTTTAAAATCTACCGGGCGAAAATAGGCTCCATATTTAATGATGCATTCATATCTTGTTTCATGTAGATGTTGGACCGTCTTTATGAATTCGCTGTCGTCTTGTAAAATATATCGACCCGTCATTTTCACGATAAAATCAGTATCCTTGATTTTATACTTTTCTATACAATCCCACACGTCTTTTAATTCTTTGATTCCTTTATTGCCGGTAGGTATAAAATTATTCTCCGTGTAATAGACCGTATCATGCAACGTATCTAGAAATGTATTTTTTTCCCCATTGTTCTCGACGACAATGATTTTATAGGCATCCTGTTCAAATAGACGGTCCACCATTTGTTTTAATTTTTGGATGCCCTGTGTATATTCATCTTGCCTCGTCGGACAGTTATTAAATACAGAGGTGGTGACAATGAAAAATATCATCCTTGGCTTTGTTCCCTAGGAATAGGAAAGATTTTTTTTTGCAGAGAATTATTTCCACAAGTGTTCGGCGCCCCTTACACTCTCCAACGCCCCTTCGGTCCATCCCTGGTTTTTGGAGATGCACTCTCCCACCAGGTAAATTCCGGCTTCCGGATTCTGTGCATACCGGATGAATTCATCCCGGTCTTTCCATGTTGTCGAGAGCGGTTTATAGTAGTGGGTGCCGTGTTCCCAGTAGAATTTGACCACGTCGTCAAACTCGTACCCGGCCATCTCCTTTAGTCGGGGCAATGGAAGGCGCATCACGGCGTCTGCCTTGTCGTTGTCAGAATAGCTCAAGGTACGAATCGTGGGTGAGATATAAATGCTTTTCTGCAACGTATTATCGTAGTACGTCATTCCTCCCTGGTGAAGGTGGTCGTTTTCCCCTCTAGAATATGAATACATTCGTAGGAAGCGGTTGTATCCTATCTGCGCCCTCACCTCGGGAAAAGGGTACTTGTCCACAAACCCCGCAAAAATGAGGTGCTTCCCCGTGTACTGTTTTTTCTTTGATGTGAGAACCTTGAAACCACCTTGATAGGCCAATCTTTCGTAGGAGACCACCTCGGAATCAAGACGGACGGTGGTTTTGTCGAGCTGTTTTCGGAGGTGTTTTACCAACCGATTCCAATCAATGGGAAAAATATGGTTTCCCGGGACATTGTCCTCGAATCCATAGTCGTACAGGGTATCCACTATATCCGCGTGTTCAAAATCCGTAAACCCGTTGCTCTCGCAGAATTTATGGTACTCTTTTTCGGAAAAAAATCGGAGAAAAAACTTTTTGAAATTATGGGTCGACCGGTGTTGCCGTATCCACGTCGTTTGTTTTTTGAGTGATTCAATAAACTTTAGCGTGTAGCAGGGGTCCTGGAATTGGTAACTCACAAGGGTTTTAACAGGCTGTACCGGATCGCCTGTGGAAGCCTCTACGAGTTTTTGCAAAAGTTTGTCCTTGGGGAAGCGTCCTACTCCGGCACCGGTCACCACCTTGTGAGAATGAAACGTCTCCATGCGTGTACGACCACCCAAATAGGCATTTTTTTCAAGAATAAGTATTTTTATCGTGGGAAACTTGGCTTCCAGGCGCAACGCCGAATAAAGACCGGCGATACCGCCTCCAAGAATAATGTAATCGTAATGCATGTACTTTATTTGGGAAATTAAATAATATTATTAGTAGCGACGATACTTGACAAACAAGCTATGAATAATATTTTCGTCAATGACTACCGTGTCCAGCAACAACCACTGGGCCAACAGGCTCTGGTGCCAACTGGGGTCGTACGTGTCCCACCCTTGGAAATAGTGGCGACGGGCCTTCTCCGGAACGTCCATCAGCTCGCGGAGGAACGAATGAGAGAGGGAAAAATCAAACATATCCAGCGTCCCTCCTGGTTTCAACACTCTCGTCAGCTCCCTTGTAAACTTTCCCTTGTCGGGGATATGGAGCATCCTTCCGGTGTGGACCTGGACCTTGTCGTACGTGGCCGATGGGAGTCCCGATAAGTCGCCTGTGATGAATGTAAGCGAGGGATGCTTTCTTCTTGCTAGATTCAACTTGACAGGGTCGGTGTCGATCCCAATGACGCGCCAATCTTCACCTCCCTCTGGAGAACATAACCGCTTCCTTAATTGAAGAGTGGAATCGCCAATACCGCACTGGACGTCCAGCGCGAGGCGGACAGGCGCATCGTTGTCGTGAAAAGAAAAGGAGGACGGCCTTTGGTGGTTATTACCACTGTCCTGGTACTGGAGAGATTGGAAAGAGCCAACGACAAATCGTGGCACCTTGATTTGTTGGAATTCAGGGGGAGGCGCGCCTACGATGAAAGATTCCACGGTATAAACCTGGAGATAGAGAAAGAAAGAAAAAAGGCAAAATACGGACATGGTTTTTGTTTTTGGCTGTGGTAGCCGGGATGGCCGCAATGGTCGTGGTGGTTGTGGTGGCCGGGAAGGAATGGAAAATAAGCAGTAAGATAAAATTTCATAAACATGGTATGAAATAACAAGGTGGTGTACCCTTTGACAGAAAAGACGGGATGGTCATCAATTTTTCGTTTCCACTGCAAAATGGAGGAAAAGATGCGCGGGAAGGACGGTAATCAAGGCCTTTTCAAAAAAGTGGGGGCTACGTTTCCACGGTTCGACGACAAACGCGGAAAAGAGGGAAAACACTTCCCACAAGACGAGGTAAATTTTCGGGATTGTGGTGGTGGAAGAACCTGTGTAATGAACGAGCATCAGGTAGAGCTGTGCGAGGGACCAAAGGTCCGTGACGGCAAAAGAAAACAAGGCCGTGACGACCATCCGTTTCCATCCATCGTGATGCCCAAGGTGCAGGACCCCGACTGGCAGGTAGAGGATGCGAAGTTTGTTGGAAATTTCAGTGGAATCGCGTAGCCAGTAGGCTATCGCACCGACCGAGGCCCCGTACAGTAACAGGCAGGCAGTACGTTCTTTGGCATGGGGAAAGTGTTGCAAGACGAGGTCCACATCATGAATCCCGTGGTTGACCGACATGACCCAAACAAGGGTCCTAAAGAAATCGGAAAGCATCTTTTTTTTTTGTTTCCTACAATCTTGTTAAATCTCGAAAAACTGGGAGGCCTCGGTTGAATCCTTCATGGCGCGCGTGGATACGCTTCCCAGTGCTTCTGCGACCGCGTCAAAATAGGACGTGCCCACTTCGTGCTGGTGGCGAACGGCGGTGTACCCTTTTTCGGCACGAGAGAATTCACGTTGTTGCATCTCCGAGTACCCGAGCATTCCCTTCTCGGCATAGTCGAAGGCCAGGTCGAAGCACGCCAGATTCGTGGCATGAAACGCTGCCAGCGTCACAAACTGGAACACGTAGCCCATGGTTCCCAGTTCCTGTTGGAAATCACGCATCTCTTGTTCCGAGAGGTGGGAATGCCAGCAAAAGCTTGGGGAGCAGTTGTACGCGAGGGGGTACCCCGGGAATTTCTCGTGGATGGCGTTGGCAAAGGTTCGGGCCACTCCCAAATCCGGAGAGGACGTCTCGAACCAGACGAGGTCGGCGATTTCGGCATACACTAAAGCACGCGCGATGCACGCCTCCAAACCGTTTTGATACCGATAAAAGCCTTCGGGAGACCGTGGCTGGTGGCGCATCACGAATTTGTCCTCGGTATCCACGTCGCTAGACACCCATTGGGCGGACTCGGCGTCGGTCCTTGCGATAAGCACCAGGTCGGGGCAGTTTTCCACCTCGGCGGCGAGCCGTGCGGCTTTCAGTGTCCTCACAAAGTGGGACACGGGCACCAGGACCTTTCCACCAAGGTGACCGCATTTCTTTTCGGACGCCAGCTGGTCCTCAAAGTGGATACCGGCTGCTCCGGCCTCGACCATCTTGCGCGTCAATTCAAACGCGTTAAGGGGACCACCAAATCCCGCTTCTCCGTCCGCGATAAGCGGGGCGATATAATCGGTGGAAGGGTACGAGAAACAATCTGTTGTCCATCCCTTTTCACTATGCTGAACTTTGTCGGCGCGCAAGAGCGCCTGTACAATACTGTAGACGGTTTTGGGGACGGAATCGACGGGATAAAGAGACTGGTCCGGGTAAGTTTCCCCGCTTGTATTGGCGCACGCGGCGACCTGCCATCCACTGACATAGATGGCCTGGAGACCGGACTTGATGTATTGGACGGCCTGTTGTCCGTTAAAGGCGCCGAGGGCCCGAACAGGGACTTGTGGTGTGGCGAGAAGAGATTTTAATTTTTTCGAGGTTTGCTTCGAATAATTGTGGTCGGCGACAAAGGTGCCTTGGAGTTTCTGAACGGTGGCACGGTCAAAGAACATTTGTTTTTTTTTCTCGAGTGTATTTCCCATTTTTTTGTGGTGTTAAAATGTCTTTAAGTTTTCAAAAAAATAAATAAAAAAAATACTGGACCGTACATCATCAAACTTTTTGTAGTAGGATAGAGGGAATGAAGGCTTATACGCTCGAGTCGCTGGTATACCAGATTAACAATGAAAACGAGATTCGGACGTACACACTTGTTTCCAATGTCACGACCTTGGACCCCGTTCAAAAAATAATCAGAGTCGACGTCGAAGACCTGTCGGCAAGCACGGGCGACGCCGACCTTTTCAAAGGCACGTTTATCGGGACCAAGGCGAATCTGGTAGGCAATGATGGCTACCCTGGTAACGCGTCCATCCAATGCGGAAAATTCATCTTTACACAACCCCAATACAATGCATTGGGAGACTATTCAACCGCGTACTGGCAAAGAGGCTCCCTGACACCCATCCCTCCTAATGAAAAATAAATTCAATTCCTCTTGAGTGGGTGAAAATGAAAAAATGAATCGATATAAGAATTTAGCATCTACAAAATAACCCGAAAACAAACAATAATCAAAAGAAAATGTCGAGCATTCAGCTTACCAACGTCAACCAGTTCAACACCAAGAACCTTGTGTTCTCCAAGCCCGATGGCGGCAATATTGACAAGATCAAGTTCAAGAGGATCCGCGTCGCGACGCGCTACCCCGACGGCTCTGTCGGCGACCTCATCATTGCCACGCCACCCAACCTTCACTGCTTTGGCCTGCAGGAGTCCAAGGACCTTGGAAGCAACGCCGTCAATGGCTATTCGATGCCTCTCTGCCTGTGGAGCCGTAATGGCCCTACCGAGGACGAGAGGAAGTTTACCGACACGTTTACCGCGATTGCGGACCACTGCAAGAAGTACCTTCTCGACCACCGCGACGAGATTGAGAAGTACGACCTCGACGCGTCAGACCTGAAGAAGTTCAATCCTCTTTTCTGGAAGATGGAGAAGGGCAAGGTGGTGGAGGGGCGCGGTCCGATGCTCTACGCCAAGGCGATTCTGAACAAGAAGCTGAACAAGATTAGCACGATTTTCGTGAACGAGGAGACCAACGAGGAGATTGACCCTTTTGAGTTGATGAACAAGGTGTGCAGTGTGACGGCGGCGGTGAAGATTGAGAGCATCTTTATCGGGAACAAGATTTCTCTGCAGGTCAAGCTCTTTGAGGTTGTGTACCGCATGCGCGATCTTTCCGTGAGGGGTCTTCTTCGCCCCAATGCCCAGAAGCTTGGTTCCACTTCCGCCTTGTCGGCGGGAACGTCGAGCAACACTTCTGCGACCGCCCCCGCGTTTGCGTTTGATGAGGCCGATGACTATGACGAGGACGCGGACGATGACAGCATCGTGGTGGAGGAGGACCTTGTCGAGCAAACCTCGTCGCTTCCTGTCCAGAATGTTGCCGTAGCGGTCAACGACGAGGTTGAAGAGGAGGAGGAAGAGGAGATTGCCGAGGAAGAGGTTGACGAGGAGGAAGAGGTTGACGAGGAGGAAGAGGCCGAGGAGGAAGAGGAGGAGGTTGTTGTACCCCCTCCTGCTCCTGTCAAGGCGGTCCCTGTGGTTGTCAAGGCCCCTCCTGCTCCTGTCAAGGTGGTGGAGGAGGTGGTGGCACCCCCGGCAGAGACCAAGAAGAAGGCGGTCCGTACGACCAAGAAGAAGGCGGTGGCAACGGCATAAGCATTTATAAGCATTTATAAGCATAAGCCAGATTTCAAAGCTAATTATACAATATAGAGGAGTTGGCTATATAATATATATACATATAGAGTGGAGTGTGCGAGAGTGGAGTAGTTACTATTTTTGGTTTAAAAAAATAGTACAAGAACGATTACCAATGAGAATTTTCAAATTTCTAGCAACCGCCGCGACGTTGTTCCAATTGCGTAACAATGGGACTCGTTTGGAGAATAATACGACGGAGATTTCCCCTTTTGTGCAGTTCCCGGTGAATAATCCCTATGTCCTTTATGACTGATTCGACAGACTTAAAACATGGGGCACGTTCCATACGTGTCCGTATTTCTTTTGGACGCGTCGAACGAGGTCGTTCTCGGCCCGTTCACTGTGAAATCGAATGTCGGGACATTTCTTGACATGAAGGAGGACCTGGCTATGATTCACGGAAAAAGACCGGGAAAAAGGCTCGGTGCGGATATTCTTTGTGGAAATCACGCCTGAAAAGGCTGTCGAGGAATCAGCCGTGGGACCAGTCGTGGGATGGACAATGACCGAAGCCTCGGGGTGCTCGAGGAGGGCTTGGCGCATCAGCCATATTTTTTGCGGGTGAAGGCTGTCGGTGGTACGAAGAAATACAATTGCGTCTGTGTTTTTATGTTCCCTACAATACTCGAGGGCGCGGTTTTTGTTCTGGGAAGGGGTTTGTTGGGAGGGCGTCGAAAGGACGACCAGTTTCAAATCGGGATACGTGGTTTGTAGCAACGCCTCCAGTTCAGGGTCCTCTTCCCTCTCCGAGAAACAGAGAAGGACGGCAGTGGGAAGCAAGGTTTGTTCGAGGAGGCCTTGGAGGAACGCGGGTACCGTGTCCGCCTCGTCGGGTGTGATGCTCACGACCACGGCGGTAGAAGGCCAAAGGGACAGCGCAATCTGGAATTTGGATTCCATATTTCGTGTGTAGTCGGTCATGGTAAACGTGGGGCGTCCTCCGAGCCGTGTCTGGATGGCGTTTTTCAGGCGCAGTATCCATTCCAACAAGTCGGATTTGGTGTCTAGTGCGTCCTGGATCGGATAATCACGGTAGTACATACAGTAATGGTTCCTGCACTCGAAGCAAGGAATGACGCCCTGGAGGGAATGGAAAAAAAGGTGTGTGAATTCCTTGGACTGGGAAGAGGAGGGGTCAAACACCACGGCGATGGCATCGATGGTACACCAAAAATGAGGTCCCCATAGGAGAGGGTCGACCGTAATGCTGTCGTTGATAATTTCCGTCATGGGAATAAAAAATATATCAATCTCTATACTTGGGCAATATAAAAAAAACAATATCCATAAAAAAAAGAAGAAAATGAGTCTTTCGTATTTGCTCATCAGTTCCGCGTTCCGGGACCGATTATTATACCCCAATCCTGGTGATTTTGTCATTCAGTTTGGTACCATCAACAATCCCAACATGTCGACGCCGAGCGTCTTTTTCTCGACGAATCCCATCTCCTTTACGCTTCCCGACTATAATTTTTGCTGGACGAATTACTACGTTCCCGTTTCCCCGGACCCCGTCCAAGCCAAATACGGAAAATACGTCTTCAAAACGATGATTATTGCGGGAACCGCGCTGGCACCCCTCTTGGACGAAAACGTGAATTCCGTGCTCCTTGGATTGCAGAGACCCTCCTCCACGGTCCCTCCGACGTACCCGCCTAATTTTTCTTTGGTGCAGGAATCGCAATACTGTTTCGGAATCCTGACGGGATGGGTCCTTGTGGTTCAGACAGCGGACGGTTCGTATGCGATTCGTGATATTGTAGCGTACGACCCTTCCACGCGCGTGACCCTCCTCCGAAATCCCCTCCCGAATTTCAGTCTAGCAGGGGGACCGTTGGTGGCGTACATTGCCAATCTGTCCAAGACCGACAACCCCGAGTGCCCTACCGTAGAGCCCGAACCCTACCCTATTTTTGCGAGAGATGTGCTGGGAAGCGTCGTGTTTGTCAATGGAAATTTTCTGGCACGTTCCTCCCAGGTCTATTTCAATCTTGCCGTCTTTTTGTACGACGTCACCATCAACGAGATTGCCATTGTTCAAAAATTCCAGTCGAATGTTCAGGTATTTACACTCTGTAAATATTTTTCGTGTGCCTGGAGTGTCACTGACCAGTACTGGGTGTTGAGCCGGAACCTCCCCATGGCCATTGGAAGTATCCTGCCACTCGACAAGGAGAGTGCTAAAACACCCTTTTACAACCGTGCGTTTATCGAGGACTATACGTTTCTAGAGAGGGGGAGGGGCTACGTGCCGGGTCAGAAAGTACTTCTTGTCCGTGAACTTCCGGATGCTTCCCCCGACCATACGTTGGCCGTGGTGACCCGTGTGGGTGTCCAGGGCGGTGTCGAGGAGGTCCGTTTCCTTCGCATTTCTAGGCGACCCTACCGCGTGGGAGACCGTTTAGTTCTACGACCCATCGGTTCGGAAGATTGCCCTCCCACGGTACCGGCGATTCTTGTCGTTCGAAATACATCGCTTGTCTTTCGCGTCCAATTGAAACCCGACACGTTCCGCATCGAGGATTTTGTGGGGAACTATTTAGTGTCGGTGCTCGCAAGTCCCCAGTACCAGTACGAGCCCCAGACACGGTCGGTGTACCTTTCCCCGAACGCCACCATCCCGGCGAGGAACCAGGAGGGGACGCCCGTAGACCTTTTGCGGTCACAAAACGAATGGGGGGCCACGGGGATCCGCAAGGTACTCCCCATAGCGGAGGAGCCCGATACCTACCTGTTTTACGTGCAACCGTACTTTGGGGACCGCCTCGTCCGGTTTGATATTGTGGAGGAAAATATCGACGTGCTTCCCACCTATTTCAAGGGATGGAACAATATTATCATTACCCAGTACTCGACCGAGGGCGTCGTCCCCCTCAATTACACCGGCTCCCAGATTACCCAATCGCAGATGACGTGCCAAGAAATCACCGTCATGAACCTTATCCTGCCCAACAAGATTCTCAACAGCCCGCAGGGTCTGCTGACGAGCGCCTATCCCTATGTGTTTTTGGAATTGAGCAACGAGACGATGCCCTCGGGACACAACAGGGCCCTCCTATATTCAAACAACCCGTCGGCTGTGAGGGCTACGTTTGTTTGCTCCATCAGCGACGTGAACAATCCCGAGACGACGCGGTTCATCAAGATTAATTCAGACGGCGCTGCGCAGGTCCTCAAATTTTCCCCGTATGACAACCTGCGATTACGTGTGACGCTTCCCAACGGCCAGCCGTTTGTGACCGAGGAGGTAGATACGCTGGTGCCGTGTGAACCGGACGTGACGCTCCAGATTAGTGTGGTGTTCCAGATTAATAGGTTGTAAGAAAAACAAAACTATTCTTGACTGCATTAGGACGCATGTAAAAAAGTTATTTTTTTTCGTGTAAAAAAAAATATTTTGTAATCGTCGGGTCTCTAGATATTTGTGGTAGATCATGGTATTTTGTTATTCTTGGAGAAATTATTCCTCCTCGGTATCGTACTCCTCGGGAGCGTAATGTTCGTGATGGCGACGACGGTACCGTCTCAACTCGCGCCTCTTGACGCTCTTGATGTCCAACGGGGTGGCCGGTCCGTACGCGTGGTGGACCGCGTGGTAGTAGGAATCGTAGATATTGGGTCTGGACAGGGGCGTCATGTAGTACTCGGCGTACACCGGCTCGAGCCATTTATTGCTCATGGGTCGTTGGACGACACGGGAGGCCAGGACGGAAGGCCTCGATGGTCTTTTTGAGGGTCCCGAAAAAAACGTGACGACGTCATACGAGTCGTTCAAGTTTTGGTACCGCATCTTTTTTCTTTTCTACTAGGCAAAAAAAAAAATCATTTAAGTATTGTTACTTCTTTATCCAAAAAAGAAACGATGCATTCTCTTGTCGCTCCCGCAGACCGTGAGAAAACCGATATGTACAAGCCCAAGTGTGTCCAGCCTCTCAACCCCGACGAGCTTCCCAAGGCCATGGAGGCGCTCAACAAGGACATAACCTTTGCCCAGGTAGACCGTTATTATGCGGACCCTCAACAGATTAACCAAAAGATTGCCCTCGTGTCTTTTATACCCTCCAGCGGGGCGAAACCGGACAAGGACAATATTTATGGTATGATGAAGGTGCGTGGTGTCTACGGCTCCGAGGAAGAAGCCAACGAGCGTGCCGAGTTTATTATCCGCAATGTGGACTCGTACCACGAGGTGTACCACGCCTTTGTGGGTCGTCCCTTCCCGGTCACCAATGCCGAGGGGTACGCGAGTTCCGTCAAGAGCATCGACATCCGCAAGAAGACCACGGAACTCATCAGCGAGGACATTTTGAGCAAGAAGCGCCAGGAGAAGATGGAGGTGGAAGACATCCAGGAGCGTGAGAAGAAGCTATTGGAGGAGTCGAACCGGGCCAAGGAAGGCCTTCCCATCGACCCCTTTGACGAGTATATCACCGAGAATGTCAAGAGGGCCCAGCTGGTGTGGACGTTCCACGAGACCAAGAAGAAGATTCTGCAGATGAAGGACAGCTTCAAGAGTAGCACGGAGCGCATCCAGGTGCTCGACTCGGAGAATCCCGAGTATGTCCAGTCGTACCGCGCCAAGTACATGGAGGCGCGTAAAGCGTCGGGCATCCCCGACGACAACGACTCCTTCATCAAGTATCTGGGGATGGACCTGGCGGTGGAGATGGAGGACGCGGAGGAGTGGTTCTTGACCAAGAAGAAGAATGTGTAGTGAATGATGAAAGCTGTCAGCACGACATAGAATGATGGATTATTTTTTTTTAATTAAAAAAAAATCTCTGAAAAAATCTTGTTATCATATAACGGCACCGGAAACATCTAGCTGATAAGGAAACACTTCAACGGTGCAGTCATAGATGATACCTGGAGTATTGATGGAAGGGAATATACTGGAGAGGGGAAGATTCAAAATAAACAAGGTTTCCCCACTGGGAAGTGTCTGTCCAGAAGTATACGTTGTAGTTGGTGAACTTTTGTCATTACCATAATTCGCTATTCCTACTTGGTTGGCCAAAAGCGAATAAATGGGAGTGCTCATTTTCTGACCTTGGCTACATAAAGTAAGGATGACGTCGCACACAGGAGTGAGCAATGTGGTTTCCGTTGAACTATACGCAGGAAGGAAGGGATACGGCTGTAGGTAGCTTCCGCTTACATCGCTTCCGCTTACATCGGTGGTTGGAGGCTGGTTAAGAAGAAACAAGTTCAAAAAAAGGTTGTACACCGAACTGGAAGGGTTGGTCACTGAATTCAATGATAATTGAAATTTTGCGCGGTAATAATTCAAATTGAAGTTTGAGCTTGTAGAACTAAACATCGTAAAACTCGAAACATTTATAACACTTGACGGCAATTCAGTTGTGTTAGGTTGAAGAAAAGATGCGTAGTACGCTGTGGAAGCACCTGTATTAAATACCGTTATGTAGCCTGGCGAACCACTGGCGGGATTGGAACCTCCTTCAGCAGAGTACGAGCTAGCAGTTGAGTTGTAATCAGTGGATGAAAGATATGAATTGTACGCGTATCCTTGGGTTTGAAAATTGTAGAGGAGTCCATTGGCATATCCGTTGTATGACATTTTTTTTATGAATAAAAAATAAAAATATTTTTTTTATCAATAAAAAAAATATTTTTTTTATCAATAAAAATAAAAATAAATGTCAACATCATTGGTTAACGTCTTTCCGAACACATCGAGCTATGTTTCCCCTTATGCAGCGGGAACACAACTGGTATGGAATACTGGAACCCTTACAAATAGTGCGGGATCAAACACGATTTGCCAAACAAGTCAAATATTGCAATTGGATGGATATTCCCTAAGCACGTCGGGTAGTGTAACGCAAACTGCTGCATGTTCATTTTTCAAGGCGGTAATTAATTTTACTATCAGCAATCCCCTCTATACTGATGATGAGAGTGATGTTATTAGTATGTATGTCATTCTTCCCGCAACCAGTTCTTACAATGCTTCCGCAACTTTTAACATTCAATGTATGCTGTCTAATTTGGGAAGTGTGGTCAGTTCCCCCATTTACCAAGTAACTTCATCCGTTGCAACGGGTGGATATTCTTGTATTCAAATACCGTTCAACAAGTGGTTCAGCTTTAGGGCTCCAGGGAGCACGTATCAGGCCACCATAGAAGGCTTTACGATACAAACAACGGTAAATTGTAATACTGCTCAAACTTTCCCAACCTAATAATTTCATACACGTGCAAACGATTACCTTATTTTTTTTGAAAATAAGGTTTACACTTTGTATTATTTAGCTGTTGATGACGTCGTTTGTAGCTGTATGAGCGAGGAAGCGAGAGTTACGAGATTGGATAACCCAATTATGGTACCAGGATTAGGTCTGGAAACTACGTTCGTCGGACTATAGCTGATATTAACACTGAGTCCTCCGATAACCACTGCGTCGAAAATCTTTACCAGTAGTTCGCTTCCGCTCGTGATTGCCGAGAATATACTGCTGTTTATTTGGAACGGTGTCGCCAAGCTTGATGAAATATCGCTGAGAAGCGGTTTTAGTGAGGATTGATTCCAAAATAAATCAATATCGTACCGGTTGGCAAAAAACATGACGGAAAAAGGAGTGGAGAAGGTTGTGTACGGCGACACCGTTGTTGATCTAGATGTACTATTTACAGATTGATTATACATGGTCGTATAAACTTGTTCGGGTGATAAATTAGCCACGATATAGATAGGAATTTCACTTACCCCAAGGTTCGAATTTTCGTGGACAGAAGGAATGGGAAGCGTAATTGGAGAAAATAGTTTTGCTCTCGGTACCAAAAGTGATTTCTTTTGAATGTTTTGTCCCTGGAAGGAATAATTAATCACTGCCTCTATCGAAATGTTAAAAAGACCCCGGTTTCGTGAATTTACTGTTTTAATGACGTTGAATTGAATTTGAATCAGCCCTATAATAGATTTTAACACATCAAAACCGCTTTGTACATCAAGAGTCGCCGTGGTATAAGATGCTTTTGAGTCCACCCAAGGATAGATAAAGCTATCCGATGTGCATGCCGGTCCCTCATAAATGGAATACAGGTTAAGGACGTCTAATCCGGATTTTTCAGTTTCAGTGTACAACGTTGTGGTCACGTTTGGAAAGTATTTTACCGCGGATGAACCATTTAGTCCAAAACAAGGTCCGTTGTTTGTTGCCATTTTTTTTCCATCTATTATTAAAAAAAAAAAAATTTTTTTCTTTTTTAGTAATAAACTTGAAAACTTTACAATGTCTAATTACGACGACAAACAATACCAGTACGTGATTGAGCTACAAAGCGCGTATAGAACCAATCTGCTTTTTTATAATACTTTTCGACTCCGTTCCGTACAGGCAATTGTACAAGATGAAAATTATTTTGATGTTTCGGGAAATGTTCCCACAAATTATACGACTCAAATATACCAGCTAAATGTTACGGGCAATACTAGCAATCAGCCACTCGATATCATATACAATCAACAACTTGTGGGAATCATGGCACAGATTTTCGGGCCCTCCAATACTATCTCCAGTCGTTCAACTCCTTCCACGTGGTACCCTAATCCCGTAGTTACCTACCCTGCTAATTTTATTGACCGTGGCGTTTCTCTCATTCCCCTGTGTCCGGGACCCTCTTTTGGCCAATCCATACGTGGGACCAGTGGGAATTTGAGTAACCCTTGGGAATTCTACATTCAGGTTGCGTCTCCCCCATCGGAAACAGCTGAACAGCAGTATCAATCGTTTCCGATATATTCTGTCTTTGGAAGTTGTTCGAATACCACATGTACGAAAGATGTTTCAACGTTTTTAACAGACCTCACACGTTGGCAAAAGTTTTCTTTACTCGACCTTCCAGAAGGAGCTACCGTTCCACCTTGTGATAAACCAAATGGACCCATCGGAAAATATATGGGATTCCCGTTTTCGGTGGACAGTGTTTTCAACATGGGCTATGTGAATGTTGTCTTTACGCTTCCTTATTCCGGAAATTATATTTCAGAGCAAGTTTTTAGCGGAGACCAAAACAATACAGGAGGGACCTCCAGTACATCGCTACCTGGATACCTTCTCATGTTTTATCAACGCGTTACTCCACCCACTTGTGGAGGGGAAGATTTAGTCTTTACGCTTCCAGAAACTGCATACCCAGTCATTTACGATCCTTTGAATCTTCAAACGAATGTTGAGGGAACGTACACCACCACACAATCTCTTCTGGGTTTCCTTAATAATGCTCTTGGAACGTCGTACACTTCAGTGAATGATTTATTCCTCGGACAAAATTGGCTCGAAAACGTATTGCTATCGTCTGCAAATGGGGGTGCTACATCATGTGGTGTGGACTTTGGTGATCCCTACGGTAGCGGATGGTTTATTGGAGGGTACGTACCTTACAATTTCACTCAACAATTTGTCTCTGACAATACCACATGGGCTCCGTCTCAAGAATCACTGTCGTATGCAACGACTGGTTACACCGCTGGACCTGTTTTTTGTAGTGGTTCCCTGGTTTTAGGGACGGTCACGAATCCAGCCAATACAGGAAATTTGTTTTGGTCAGTATTATAATAATTGTATTTTTTTTTATAATTTTCTATTATTCATATATAGAAAATAAAAATGTCGTACGTTATAAACAATTCGCCGTATTCGACTGCAACTAGCAATCCGGAAATGTATCCTTCTTACTACATCAGTTCTACTGTTCAGGCGTCTGCTTTGGATGACAATGTTTACTATACCTCAAATGAACCCCAAGACAATTGTCCTCAAGGAAGCCTGTTTACCCAATTCGCTGCTCCTATTTATAACATGTCGTACCAAGGAACCACAAGTTATTCCCAACCATTTACTATACAAACCGACCTCCAGATGTGTTGTATTCTAGCCTCGGCCTTTGGACCAAGTAATTCTGCCGGGAGTTGGACCGAGGTAGTGTATGTTCCCGACATAATCTCAAATTATACCGACTCTTTTTCCACTACTACAGTAGGAAATGGTTCTTATCCTGGACCGTCCTTCTGCGAAAGCCCAGGTAGTGATACCAGCACCTATTATTGGACTGTTTGTATTCAACCGGTATTTTCTACTTCCTGTACTGCTGGTTATTATCCTGTTCCTCTTTATTTTTTCTGGGGAAATTATGAAAATGCATACACACCAATCACGACTGGAACATCGACCAATTTGGAATCATGGACTATATTATACGGCCTAAACACGAGTGCCGAAAATGCTGGAGGAAATATATGTGGTGGATCAACGGGTGATGGTTACAACGGGCTGATTGGTGGTTTCATGGGGTTTCCATACTATGTATCAAATTCATTTACGTTTATGTATTTTCAGGTAATTCTAGTAGTTCCTTACTTTTCAGGAGAAAATTTTGCAGGATTTGTTGGCCAGGGAAATGGAACCAACACAACATATCCGGGATATGTGATTGCTTTCTACCGGCGACAGGGTGCGTACTGTACTACTACGAATACTGCCCCACTCGCAGAGGCAACTGTTGGATGCACTTTTAATAACGACCCCAGTACCCTCACCAATTACTATCCTGTCATTTATGATAGTACAAATTTCAATGAGCAATTGACGGGTAACCTGACGGTAGAGCAAACATTCAATGGATTCCTCCAAATTGCGACAGGAAATTTGTCCACAACTTCTGTGGGTGGTTTATTTGGTAATTTCTATAATTCTCCATCAGAAAACCTGTCGACCTATCTGGCGGGTTTAGGGTGGTTAGAAGGTGTGAATAATGGCGGGGGAGCGTGCTTTGGATCTAATTCTGATGGCACGTATGCGGGGGACAATTGGTACTTTTGTGGATTTTTACCGTATAACATTTTGTGGAATTCAACATCCACGGATTGGGCACCCACGGTGCCAGACATTACAGGAGCAAACGGTTCTTTCGCAAGTGGCAATATAGTGATGGCAACAGTGGAGAATACAGCAGGCACTGGAAATTGTTTTTGGGACGCGTTGGATTCTACTTCTGCATTTGAAGTCAGTTCTAGTACCACTACTCCTGGTGGTACTCAACTATATAATGGAGGTAGTACTACTGATCAAACTAATTATATTTACGCGAGTGAGACTGCCTTGATATTTAGTGGATATTGGTCTTGCACTGGTTATTTTTCAAACCAATCTGTACCTTCTTTCATTAGTTGGGGTACCCAGAACTCTAGTCTTGAACTCGACGTCGCTTTGCTCACGAATCCTTATGTCTTTAGTCTGCAAATAGATTTATCTTTTGAAGATGCTTCCACAAACAACCAAGCGAATACTCTCTTTATAAAGAACGAAAATTATACGTATACGTCGTATGGGTATTTGAATAATTTATCTTATGGTTGTTTGCTAGGATATAGTGGCGATTGGAAAACTAACGCGGCTGGTTATCAGACTGAATGGACTAACACTGGATGTTTTGAATATCTTTTGGGACCTTACGGACCATGTACAATAACTAGTTCATTATGCTGAAACTTGAAGAAAGAGAGACCCAAACAACACAATTCAAAAACCTACTGTTCTCAATACCTAGCGATAATAGCTTACGTAGCCTTTTTCTTGTTATCACTTATATAAACCGACAAAACCCTCGCCGACGGTTCCTTGATATCCCCCGACCATTTCGGGAGCCAGTACCGGGGAATCAGGTTGTTGCAAGACGTTCCAAAAATTTCCAAAAACTTTTTCTGGTAATACCACGCTTCCTTGGTGGGTGGTATTTCGGGCAGACCAAGGTTTGGCGTGCCGTAAAAATCCGTGTCGGACACACGCCGTTCCATCTCTCGTTGGACCGTTTGGAACCACGATTCTTTTTGTGAGGACACGCCGTCACTAAAGGCCTCTTTCTTGCGCCACAGGACGCTTTGAGGCAGGATATCGGGATGGTGGTCTGCAAACGCGTTCCTCACAAGGTGCTTTTCCATCTGTGTCGGGGACGGTGTCCTCGTTGCGATGGGAGTCGTGAGAACAAAGTCCACAAACGCCTTGTCGAGGTAGGGCACCCTTGCCTCCAGACCGAAATGGCCCAGGCATCGGTCGACGCGAAGGCCATCGTACAGATAAATCTCTTGGAGCCGTCGCAATGATTCAAGGTGGGCGTCCAGCCTCGTAGGGGCGTTGTACCAGTACAGGTACCCCATCATGGCCTCGTCGGCGCCGTCCCCGTTGAGGATCGCCCTGAATTCCGTTTTCTCCGAGATGTGTTTCGCCAGGAGATACTGACCGACCGAGGCACGGATGGTCGTAATGTCCCACGTCTCGCACGCCTTTACCACCTCGTCGATGGCATCCAGACCTTCCTGGGGCGTAAAGTGGACGGTGTGATGGTGGGTGCCAAGATAGGAGGCGACCTCCTGGGCATACGCTAAATCCGTGCTTCCTTCCATGCCAATGGAAAACGTGTGCAGGTTTTGGACACCCAGGATTCGGACGAGGATGGCGCACACCAGACTGCTGTCGAGACCCCCCGAGAGCAGGCACGCCAAAGGACGCTCGCTACTAACGCGTTTACCCACGGCATCGACCAGTAGCTTACACAATATTTTGGATACGTCGATACCAAGGTCCAAGAAATGCTCGGGAAAAGAATGGTACGTCGTGATATCCTGGCGACCGTCACGCGACACGCGCATCACCGTCCCGGGAGGGAAAGGTTTGACGTTTGTTTCCGAAGCTAAAAAGCCTCGGGTCAAACCTCGTGCGACGCTGGAGAATCGGAAGCACCCTTTTTCCGACCTGGAATAGAACAGAGGGCGTACCCCGTACGGGTCTCTCGTCACCACGATTTCTTCAAGGGCGTCACCACGCACGGTCACCATGACGAGCGCGAATTCGCCGTCGAGGGCTTGGACCGTTTTTTCCATGTTATTCCCAAAGAGCTTGTACAGATGGTAAATGACCTCGCAGTCATTGTCGGAGCGAACCTCCAAAGAATATTTGTGGAGAAGCGCCTTGTCATTATAAATCTCCCCATTGACGACAAGGTAGGTCGTAAGGTCGCCGTCAAAAAACACGAGGGGTTGGTCCCCCAAAGGAGACAAGTCATGAAAGGCCAGGCGATGAAACGCCATGAAGAAATGAGGGTGCACGGCGACAACGGTCTTGTCGGGTCCGCGTCGTTGTACTTGTTGGGATAGAGATTCCAAAGAACGGTAGTCTGTTGCTTCCAGAGGTTGAAGATGGACCCACACCCAAATCCCGCACATTGTTTTTTTCTCTTGAAAAAATCAAATGCTTAATATGTGTCCATGGAAATTTTTTTCAAACGACCTATGTGGTGTGAAAAAAAAAATTTGGGTAAAGATAGATAGATTGAATAATGTATTACCATCCCCTCTGCGCTCCTCCTGTGGAAAATTCTTACGATGAATCCTTGGAAACCCATGCCGAAGAAATACAACGGCTTGTCCACAAGTTTTCCGAGGTCACGGTGTTGCTTTACGACATTGTAGAAGAACCCTCCCGGGAACAACCCTCCCGGGAACAACCCTCCCGGGAAAAAGAACTACAAGAGAAACAGACGAATGTCCTGGTCCCGAAACCTCGGTACGACACCGTACGGTACCTGCAAAGTTTGCGCACGGTTTCTCTAGATGAAAAGGTGCAGTGGTGCCTGTTCCGCGCGATTCGTCCCGATGACACGCTCAATTCTTTAAAAATGTGGTATGGTGCTCACCAACACCTTTTCGACACCCTCGTCCTCACCGGGAACCACTGGAACCCGTTGAAAATGGAGCACGTGTACCCCGAACTACCCCGTACCAAAAAGCTGGGGGCCGTGCTTATCCCTCACCGGCCAGGAGAAAAAGACCGTGTTTTGCACCGAAGAAACAAAGTCGGTGTCGACTTTTTCGTGACCCAGCTCCAGCTGTACTGGACACCGCAATGGCAAGAATTTGTGGAAATGCTGGATACAAGCCTCATCACGCTGACCACGGTACCCTCGTCCCAGAGACAGCTTGATTTCTTGGAAAAACTGGGGGTCCAGACCCGTGAATACACCTTGGTCGAAAACCCGAAACCTGAAAAAATGCGTCATTGCCTGGACCTCGTCCGTCACGTACCTTTTGGGCTGGAGATTCTGCCCGAATCTAGGAAAAACCGTCTTGCTCTCCTGGAAACATTTCTAGAGCTTATTCACTAGAAAACATGTGTCAGAGAACCATTAAAGGCACATTCAAACAATTTATTTTTTTTACGTTTTCTATAAAAAAAATAAAAAGGAATGCCTTTTACCATCGCACAGTTCTACATTTCCGACGACAATCTCTTGAAATTCCGCCGGCTCGTGAAAAAACCACGCGATTGTGTCATCAATGCCCTGGAGCTCCTCGGCGTGCTGGAGGCCGTTCCCGCCGACCTCATGCGCATCGTGGTTGGGGATACCGGAATCAATGCTTCGCAGATTGAACAAATTTTTTCCTACGTGCAACCCTCGGCGAGGTGGCGTTTTTTCCGCTACACGGACATTAAAACCCTCGAGCAATTCGCCTACCAAGGACTCCAACCATCACATGTCATCTTCTGTGGCTACCAAAAAAATGGATTCAAGCACGTCTTTATCGTGGGCAAGAACCATCACGGTCAGATTCTTTACATCGACCCCCAGGTCGACGCGTTCTGCCCCCTGGAACAACCCCAGTGCTTTAACTATATACGGGACGCACAGGAATACTACATTTTGCAGAGTACGTTTGACCTTCAGCAGATAAAGCAACTACAGCAAGCACAACAAGGGATGCAACTATAATTAATTATATGTGTTCGATTTTACCCCCAGACTCCTCGTAAATCTTTTTGCGACTGTTGAAATGTTTCTTGAGAATGGGATGGCGGTCCACGATGTCGACAATCACGGGCTCCACGTCCGGGCGACGAAATACACGACCAAGGTACTGAAGGAAATACTCCTCAATGTCCGAGGCCAGAAGTAGCATGTCGAGCTTGTCGTGAGAAAACCCGGTACCCACCTTTTGGAAGGTGGCGATGAGGATGCGCGCGTCCTTGTCAAACGTCGTTTCGTTATCCTTCATCATCGTCACGCTGGATTCCCCTTTGCCTTTCAGCATCTCCCCAATAATTTCCATCTGCTTGATGCGCTTGCTCAAGATGAGGATATTGCGGTTCTTGAACTGGAGACACAGGTCCGCGATGCGCTGGTTTCGTCCGGGGTCCATCACCTGTTTTTCGATGACCGAGTTCCAGATAATGTCCCCTCGAACGTCCTTCTCGTGGTCGATGCGGATCTTGCTGTCCAAACAATACACGGTGTGGGGGCGATACAGCTTCCGTGTCACCTTGTGGAGCCCGAAATACAATTCCAGCAACACATCAAAGCCGTCGACGCGAAAGGGCGTCGCACTCAAACCCATCAGATAGCGGGGGCAGATGTATGAGAGGGCCTGGGAAAACATCTTGGTCACCATCAGGTGGCATTCGTCCACGATGAGCAACCCAATGCCGAGGTCCTGGTAGTCTTCAAAGGCGTGCTTGGTGACATTAATGGCATTCACGATATAGAAATCACACCCCTGTTGCAACGAATTTCCCGTCTTTTTGGATTTTGTAGTTTTTGTAGTTTTTGCACCGTTACCGGATTTGCCCTTGACAATCTGGATGGACGTGTCGGGCCCAAACCATTTATGGATGGTTTCCACCCACTGGTCGATAAGCACGAGCTTGTTGACAAATATCATCGTCCGAAATCCAATGGCCGAGGCAATGGAGAGGGAGGTGACGGTCTTACCCCCGCCTGGATAAATGGCCATGAGGCACGACCCCGATTTATTCAAAAGAGAAACACTCTCGGTAAAAATCTCCTTTTGTTCGGGACGGAGGGAACCACCAAAACGAGAATAGAGTGATGCACACTGGTCCTTTGGTTTTCGAAGTGTTTTTCCGAAATACGACACCCCCCAGTGAAAAGGGACCATGACTTCCTCATTCTGGCGTCGGACGAGGCTCACCGTATCCACAGGTTTCCACATGGGTTTGGGTTTGGCTCCAGCACCACGTTTCTTGGGTTGGAGCTCGATGAGCAGTTTTTTTTCCATGATATCAATATCCTTCTCTTGTAGAGAAGAAAGTTTGATACACAGCGACATGATTGGTTGAAGGTGACTTCCCACTTTTTTTTCGTGAATCACTTTTTTTTATACACAGAAAGAATAAATGCAAGAGCTTCCAGACCTCTCGGACGACAACACCGTCCGCCACTACCTGAAAAAATGCGGGTTACCCTTTACCTCCTTTACGAGCTACGTGCTGAAAGACACCTTGCGAGAGTTTGCCCACAAAACACTCGGTAAAAAAGAAATCGACAAATTATACCCCCTTGTCGTCAAGGACGTGGATGTGCTTGAATACAACCTGGGACAGCCCGTATCTGTAAGAGAGGCTCTTCGCGTGTTTGTGCGTAAAGACATCAATGTCAACCTAATGCCCAAGGACCAAAGACAGCTTTTGGACCTCGAGAAGAAAACCATGATGGATTTTATTACGCTACAGGAAACCCCCTTGGCCGACTTTGTCCAGCTACAGGTCACCGGAGAGCTCATGACGCGCGAAAATTTTGAGGAGATGCTCAAGCACAACACGGCCCGGTGGTGTGGGAAACAGAGTGTCGGATTCAAGACCCCGGGAGGAGGCATCCTGGGTAACCTGGTCTTGTACAACTATGACGAGATGTCTTTTTTTCCCCAAAAGCCGGGAACCCTGTATATAACCACGGTTCCAAACCTCGCACAAACACCTTCCGAGACACACCCAAAGGTTGTGGTTCCCTTACAATATTTCCGGTTGGAATACTACGGAAAGGTATCTTTTTTGCCGGACACCCCCGAGGGACGAAGGGTTCTCGGGTTGATGAAGGACGCCTTTAAGAAAGGAAACCTGTACGCATTTGACCGGTACGGCTATGTCCGCAACGGTCGTGTCCACAAAAAAACAAGCCTCTCGGGAACGGCCTGGAGCTATCCGGACGACACGTACCTCCAGCGCGTCTCGGGTGAGTTGAGCGCTTTAGGGTCTACTCCTTTTATGTACCAATTTTCCGACGACCCGAATTACAAACCCGAAAAGGATCCCTATCCGCTCGAAACCCGTTTTCGGATCGAGTTTGTTTAAGAAATATTGCTACAAACACAAAAAACAAACATGAATTTCTTTCCGAATCTTCAGATTATTTTCAATGTTTTTCCTCCCGCGTCGCCTTTGTCGACGGCGACTAACTCATTCCCCGATTCGTCTCCAGTACCTCCTGTGCCGGTACCGGGTCCGGTGTCTTCTTCCAGTACGTCTACCTCTTCCACGTCGGTGTCGACCAACGCGTCTTCCCCCACGGTAAGCCAGATTATTCAGCGTATTCTGCGTCCGACAGCGCCCATCACGCAGGTGGACGACGGCATCGGAGCACAGAATGATATGCACTTTTATGTCAACCTCGACTCCATCTATCCACCCGTGACGGGTCTCACCGTGGAGCAGATCCACGATAGGACGACGCTCCAGGTGTTTGGGGGCACTACCAGCATCTTATGCACCATCTGCCAGAATCCGTGCGAGCCCGGGTCCATCGTACAGACCATCGAAGAATGCCATCACGTGTTCCACCCGGTATGCATCGAGAGATGGCTCGTCCAGAACAACTCGTGCCCCGTTTGCCGTTCTGTCGTGTCACCCCTTCCAACCCTCCAGAACCATATCTAAAAAAAATGATTTATTTTGCATTTTTATTGTTGTTTAAGCAATAAAAATCACCACCTCAAAATTCTAGGCTCACCCCTTTCTTTTCAAAAGACAGGAAAAAAAATATGACGGATTACTATGACGACGATGGGCTCAACTGCGACGGGGAATACGATGACGTTGACACGTATTATCCCCCGGACGGCTATCGTAACTACGACTCCGACTCGTACTACGAAGACGACGCCTCGGTCGATAGCGAAGGCGACTACCGGCGTCCCACGACACCCTCGACGCCTTTTTGTCGTATGAAAAGCGTGGCCGAAGAAGAAGAAGAAATTGTGGCACCCCGTCCGAAATATTCGGTGCTCACTCGCGACGGATGGACCGGGTGGAACCCGGAGGAAGTCCCTGAATCGGGAGATTTGAATGAAAAGGTGGTCGAATCCCAACCTCCCCCAAAGGCCAAGTTTTCATGGAATGCTCCCAAGCCCGCCACCGTTTCCAAGGACCTCGCCACCATCTTTTCCGAACAGCAAGCGGAAGCCCAACGCGACCAGGCGCGCGAAGAGGCCTTGAAAAATAGGCGTTCACAAGGACCACCATTCCACCAATCACACCAGTATCAGAATCACCAGCATAGGGATGACAGGGCTTACGATCGAGGGGGGCAAAACGGACAAAACAGGCGTCCTCGGCCGAATCGTCCTCCGAGGGAGCAGATGCCTCAATCTCATGGCCGTCTTCTCGCGAATCCGAATTCGCGTGTGCCGACCGTCGTTGCCTCTCGCCCTCCTTCGGTCCCTTCCGACTCTCGTGACTCTCGCGAGAATCGTGACCCACGTCGTCCAAGCGACGGCGATGGCCGTGGTATGAGGCAAGACAACAGAGACAACAGACAAGACAGGCGTCAGGATCGGACAGACCGGACAGATCCCACGGGAAGGCGCAACGACTTGTTGTGTATTCATCCGGTCAAGCATAACCATTCGTGCAAGCTACCTCATTCGTTTGAGGACTGGGAGCCCAAGTCTTGCAAGTATGCCGGCGAATGCAGTCGCAAGAACCAGTGTTCTTTTTGGCACGTGGAAATGGAATCCAAGGAACAGTACCTCACGCGCGCGCTGCGCCAGGACATTGTCTTTTTTAGGAAGAATAGGAACCAATACCTGAAAACGTACAAGATTCAATTGTAGTACTTTTTCCTTACATTGCTTTCAAAATCTATTTTAAATTTACAACATGAACCTTGAAAAAAAAAGAATGTCGATGAAAAATAACAGCACGTAAAACGGTGAAATTTTGTCAGGTGGGTGGGTAAACACCGTTTCTAGGCCTTTTTTTTTGTTTTTGCATTTGTAAAACAAAAAAAATATAATCATGAGAAACAATAAAAACATCCATTCATCATGAATAGCATGTCTTGGCGCAACGTAGGGAAGAAGAATCCCACCACGACAACGGTTCCCTTGACGAAGGTACCCGTTTCCGTAGCAAAAATGACGACGACGCCTCGCATGGACAAGAGGGGTATCCAGGACGAGCGCATCTACGATAGTCTTGTTCCCTCGGACCGAAAAGATGCCCTAAATGTCAAGGAAACCATCGACGGTACCGACTTTATCCCCGTTCGTTATACTGGCCGTTGGAGGACCTTTATTGAGAACCAAAAGGCGTCCCTGCGTGAACAAAACACGGGTCGTGCTCCCCTCTTTTCCAAAAAAGCGGACCCTCTTCTAGACCAGGTCAACACCCTATTTTTTGGGGACTCGTACGCGCGCATGCTCGAACCCCCTCCTCCCAACGTCTACACCGTCTCGTACCCCGGCATTCCCATCAAGTCCATCACCCGTTCTCTCACCAAGGAGCCAAAGGACATTGACAAGCGACGGGCGGATTGGCTCGACACGCACACCTTGTCGCATGAAGCCAAAAAGAAGAAAATTTTTCTTTCCTTTGCGTCCAAGGTTCCGACACGCAGTCACACCACCAAGAAAATGTTCTTTAGCTTTGACGAAGGCGTCAAGGGAAATGTGGGCATGCATTCGTACCCCCGTGTGGACATTTTTCGACAAATGCTCCGTTTTCCCTCGTCCGCCTTGAAGTATATCATGTTTTGGTTCGGCAACGCCGAACTCCAGCACACCTTTTACTACGACCTTTTCCATCTTGTCCTGACGCATCAACCCAAGGATATGCATCAACCCAAGGATATGCATCAACCCAAGGATATGCATCAACCCAAGGATATGAATGTACGAGAGTTCGAGACCAAGTATTATGGCCCGTTTGTGCAGACGTATGTCAAGAATTCCGTCCACGCGTACCTCAAATTCCTGCAGACCGTCATCAAACTCGAACCCACCACCGTCGTGGTCGTGGTGCTCCTCAATTACTCGCCGGTAAGAGAGCGCGAGTTTCGCCACCTCGTTCCCGTGAAGAACGTGCGGTCGTACGCCAACCCGTCGGTCCTTGACTTTATTTTTGACGACCGCACACGGAGGCGTCTCGTCGACTTTTTTAATCTGCATCTCGTGGCTGCTATCAAGAGTCATTTCTCCCCGCAACGGGTCCGGCTCGTGGACGTCAACCCGCTCATTTATGATTATGGCAAAGGGATGGTCAAGCCCGAGTTTGTGCTGGACCCGCGAGACATTCATCTTGGAGACCCAAAGAGGAATCTGTACAAATTTTTGGTAAAAGCCGTCGCCGGCAAATAAGACATGACGACAAAATAAAATAAAATAAAAAAATCATGGTTTTATAAAAAAGAGCCACAACATGCTTCCCGACCTAACAGGCGTCTACGAAATTCATGAAGAATACGCCGAGATCAACAACGAAGAACCATTAAACAGTACTGCGGGTACCGCGACGTATCAAATTTCTATAAAACGAGTGGAAAGGACAAGAAATTTTTACCAGCTGGATTATACCGATGGCCCCTTTGTGGGTTTTCCTTGTGTCGGATTCTTACAGCATGACAACGGTTGCTTCGTCGTGAAATTTGCAGAATCATCGGATTCCGGTTTAAATAGCTGGACGGTGACCAAGGTGGATCCGGAAACGAATACAGTTCTTTCCCTGAAAGGCTACTATACGGAATCAGGATTTGGTGCAAACAATTTCCAAAAACCCAAAGTAGCATTCCACAAGATTAAACGAGTAGACTAG